TTCCGTGCGGCTCACTCCATCCCGATCCGACATGGCAGCGGTACTTTGTTCAACCGCACATCAAAAGATTTGCCGAATTCTGGAAATGGAAAAACAAATGCGTGCTTGAAATTGGCTGCGGAATCGGTACGGATACAATCCAGTTTATGAACTCCGGGGCATTCTTGGATGTTGTGGATTTATCGGAAAAAAGCATAGAAATCACTAAAAAAAGAGTATTCAGTGAGGCTTCACTGAACTGCCCCCTCGGTTACTTCTTCTGTGCCAATGCAGAAGAATTTCTGCCGACAGGATGGATTGGTTATGACCTCATCTATTCTTTCGGCGTCCTGCACCATACACCATATCCAGAAAAGATTCTAAAATTAGCGCATGAACGATTGGATGATGACGGCCAACTTCGGATCATGCTCTACGCCAAATATTCGATCAAGCATCTGTTCAGGATTCAGCCCGAAGCGCAGAAAGGATGCCCACTGGTTCGATGGTATTCGGGATGGGAAGCCCGGAAACTGTTATGGGACTGTGGATTTAAGGTTATAAGTATCGAAAAGACGCACATCTTCCCGTGGAAGATAAAGGATTACGTGGAGCACCGCTTCGTCAAGCATTGGTATTACAGGTGGATGCCGAATTGGATGTTCCGAAGCCTCGAACGGTTACTCGGCCACCACTTACTTTTAATAGCGAGGAAATCATGATACTAGCAATCGGAATGGTAGGATTAATTTTTGGAGTAGTTCTCCTATTTAATCTTATAGGTGGAGGATCAGAGATGGGCAAAGTTATAGAATATGATCCAATCATTATTTATTGGATAAATAAGTGAAATCGGCGATTGTCGTCACTTCGATCCACGATTGCACGACACTTATCGAAGGATACTACAAGAACATTGCCAAGTACGGTCACGATGTTAGTTGGTATCTGATTCCCGATAGGAAGACTCCACAGCAAAAACTCAACTTTGTATCTATAGAATACCAAGAAGAATTTTTGCGCGAAGTCGAGTTCGATCCTGCAGACATTCCGTGGAATTCCGATAACCGTCGAAATGTTGGCTACTTGATGGCTCTTGAAGATGGCGCGGAGATGATCGTTTCCATCGACGATGATAACTACTGCACCGAAGATGAGGACTTTATCGGAACCCACGAAGCTGCCTTATCCTCGGAAGGGCAGATGTCCTTGAGCGTCGAAGGCGGCTGGTATAATAATTGTAATCTGCTTCGGCCCGTCGCGGAAAACACCTTCCCAAGAGGGTTTCCCTATTACGCCCGGAAGAACCGATACCCCATGTATGCCGCAAGGCAAGATACTTCACTTGTCCGGATTAACGCAGGTATGTGGGCCGGTGATCCCGACCTTGATGCGATTAGCTGGTTTACCAAACCCTACTACTCTAAAAGTGCATTGGGAAGCGTTTCTCTTGCCGCTGATACCTGGTGCCCGATCAATTCGCAGAATACAGCCATTACAAGAGAAATGATGGCGGCCTATTGGTTCGTTCTGATGAAACCGCCAATGGACCGATTCGGAGATATTTTTCAGGGATACTTCGCCTTGAAGGTTGCTAAGCATCTTGGTTGGACTGTTAGATTTGGTTCTCCGGTGGTAAGGCATATCCGCAACTCACACGTCTACATGAAGGACATTGCCAAGGAAATTGGGCCGATCCTGCTGATCGAAGAACTCATGCCGAAATTGATTGAAGCGAAGCTTTCGGGAACGACGGTGGTGGAAGCTTATCTTTCCCTTTCCGGGTTTATTGCTTCACAGGGCGGGGAATTCTATACCGAGACGGCACGGCTTATGAAACAATGGGCCGAGACGTGCCGGAGGATCGAGAATGGCTAAAGTCATACTGGCAGGAGGTCCAAGCTTTGCTCTTTTTAATCCTTCTCTTCACGCTTCTCTTGGTTTGCTGTATCTCGGTGCTTCCCTCCGCGATGCAGGTCACGACGTTAAAATCATCGACTGTCATAAAATTTCCACCTTCGATCCAGATACAAATAAGCTCAAAGTCGATCCGGATCAAATGGAACCCTGCGACATCCTTGGAGTTTCCATCGTCACTCCGAACGCCGAATTCGGAGGGCAACTTGCCGCTCTGTGGCCCGCCAAAGTAAAAGTAGGCGGTGGACCTCACGTAACCTATATCATCGACGGTCCTCACGCGCAGTTCAAACAAAAGAAATACTTTGAAGGTTTCGACTTCCTGATGACCGGAGAGTGCGAAGAGTCGTTTGTAACTTTTTGTAACACTTGGGACGAGGGAGGATATGTAACGAAAGTACCCGGAGTGGCATGGTTTAATCCCTTCGGGATGCAGCATAATCCATCTCCACCTTTACCCGATGTGACCAAGATGCCTACCCCGGCTTACGATCTCTGGGGAAACTATTCAAAAGGAGGACTACAAGTTGCTTCCATTCATGGGACCAGCGTCGATGTGGCAGAGCGAACCATCGGATCGCTTTGGACTGCGAGGGGATGCCCCTACGGATGCTCCTTCTGCGCCGACGCTCGAACCAAACTCCGGGAAGAAACCTTCGACCAAATCGAAGCGGAAGTCAAAGCCCTCGCGGAAATCGGAGTAACCGCTCTCCGAGTGTGGGACGACGTTTTAACGATCAAAGCGAAACGGTGCCGGGAACTTGCTGCCTTGTTCCACGATTACGGGATGCTCTGGCGGGGCTGGTCGAGGGTAAACCTCATGGACCCGCAACTGTTCAAAGACCTTGCCAAACTCGGCTGCACGGAAATGGGCTTCGGAGTCGAGCACGGATCGGCCCGAATGCTCAAGGCCATGAATAAGGGCACGACTCCGGAAGCAAATACCAAAGGCATCCATATCTGCCAAGACGCCGGAATAACGGCAAGAGCCTACTTGCTAATCGGGTTTCCCGGAGAGACTTGGGAATCCATTCAAGAAATGCAGGACTGGCTTGAAGATTGTAGGCCCGACGCCGCGAGCCTGCATATGTTTCAACCATACCCAGGATGTGAAGTCTGGATCACGCCGGAAAAATTCGGAGTCACAATTCCGCCTGATTCCTTCTCGAAAATGTGGGAATTGAACGACGATGATCCAAGCACGACGGTTCTCGATCTTCCGACAATGAATACGGCAGAATTATTTCAAGCCAGAACCATGCTACACAACTGGATCACCGAAAACATTTCCATGAGGCTTGCCACTCGATGAAAATAGGGCTTTTGTATCCATGCGTAGCAGCTTTGATTGAAAAAATAGCAACCATATTTCCGGGGATCACCGTGGTCGGCCCTCCCTGCGATGAACTTAGTACGTGGGACAAACGAATCCTTCCCCTCGCAAGCGCAATCGACCGGCAGGCGGAATGGAAGGCAGTAGGTCTTGATATTCACTTCGACCAAAGGCCCTACTCGCAGATTGATTTTTCGGTGTATGACCTGCTGATCGAATCGGTCGAAACATTCTTTTACGCACAGGACTGGAAAAATCACTATCAAAGGATCGAATGCCCGATCATCGTCAAAACCTGCTGGTCGAATAAGCAGGCCGACTTTCCTGCTGAATACATCCAGTCGAGGAAAAGATTTCCCTTCCTGCTCGAAATGCCGTCGCACCTTGCTTACTGGAAAGCCTCTCCGTTTGAGGACGTGACATTGGTTTACAATCCGGTGGGCGACTGGTGGTTTGAGAGGCCGTGGTCCGGATCAAAGGAAGCTGCTTTGTTCGTTCTGGCGGGCAAGGATATTTGGCGTCCATCCGACAAGACGGTATGTGGCGTTGATCTGTATGAAAAGCTGTGCGAGAGGTTTCCAGGAAAGATTCATCATCAGGATGGAGCTGTGGACTTTAAGACCGCTTCCGAGATGTCCCAGTTATTCTCCGAGCACCGAGTATTTGTGAATCTGGACCGGCAGGATGCGCGGCCCTTGTGTACCAGTTTTACCGAGGCTTTGGCGGCGGGAATGCCAGTGATCGCCCGCGACCTTCCGACCCTGAGCTACAAAGGATTTATCGACACAAACGGAATCTGTACGGATGACTTTGAGGAGATGTGCGAAGAGATTGAAACCTTGTTCAATGTAAATTCGTATGCTGCCCTGTGCAGTAATCGAAGCAAGGAAATAGCCCTCGAAAACTTTTCGGTGAATGGAATCAGAGAAGTTTACCTTGCGGCGGCAGATCGGGCAAAGGCGGCTTTCCGATAATGCCAAAAAGAACGCACGGACATAACGGGGCAAATGGTAAAAGTTCCACCTACAATAGTTGGGACACTATGATTCAAAGGTGTTGTAACCCAAAAGCTACGGGATTTTTCCGCTATGGGAAAAAGGGAATAGCTGTATGCGAAAGGTGGAAAAGCTTCACTAATTTTCTTGCGGATATGGGGGAAAGACCAGATGGAAAAACGTTAGACCGAATCAATCCGCAAGGAAACTATGAACCTATGAATTGCAAGTGGAGCACACCAAAAGAACAAGCTGCCCACATGAGCAGAAATATTCACATAACAATTGGGGGAGAAACTCTAATACTCCGGGAGTGGTGTAGAAGGTTGGGAGTCAATCGAGAAACTCTACGCTATAGATACAATCATGGGATGTGGCCCAAATGATAAGCTATCTTTTGCCTTCCAGAAAAAGAAGAACAATTTTCGATAGAATGATTAAATCCATAAGAGATACGTCCAATAATTACGTTGAGGTCGTGGCCAGATTTGACGATGATGACTCAGAAAATGCTTATTGGGCAGAGCGTGCAGGGGCAAAAGTTATTCTTGGTCCGCGATACCGGGCTATCACCGAAATGTGGAATGAATGTTTTAGTGTCTGCACCGGAGAAATCGTAGCACAAGGAAATGACGATACTGTTTTCACTACTTCCGGATGGGACCAGATGGTCGAAGCCGCTTTTGCCGAAGTCGAGGACAACATTCTGCTGGTACATGGAAACGATGTATTCGGGCACGGGGATAGGTTCGGGCCACACGCGTTCGTAAGTAGAAAGTGGGTCGAAGCTCTTGGATACTTTATTCCTCCCTACTTCTGCTCCGATTTCGGAGATGCGTGGATCAATGAACTGGCTGACCGGATCGGGCGAAGAAGGTACGTTCCTTTCGACATCGAACACCGCCATTTTAGTTATGGATTTGAGGAAATGAACGATGAAACGACCAAGGAAAGACTCGAACGGCACAAGGAAGACGATCCCGATTCGCTATACTACAGCCCGGAAATGACGAATCAAAGAGTCAAAGATGCCGAAAAACTCGCTTCGCTGATGACCTCAAAACCTGATATTACCGGCTGGACTCCTCCCAAAGGAACTCCTGGGATACTCAGCATGGGTCAATGTCCAAAGTGCAATAGCGTGATGACGGTGCCCTACGCCGGGAAATTGATGTGTAATCAGTGCGGCTTGGAGTTTGAGAGGAAGAGAAGATAATGCGATGGGAGATTTTATGCCTCACGATGCCGACGCGAACGGAATTCCTTTACTCGCTCAAAGCCATCCTTGAACCACAAATCCATGCCCATAAAGGCGAAGTTCAATTTGTGGTGAAGCTCTCGGACCCGGAAATATCACTGGGAGCGAACCGGCAGAAGATGAGGGAAGAATCGAGCGCCGAGTACATCAATTTCTTTGATGACGATGACTGCCCGGCACTAGATTATGTGGACCGGATACTTCCCTTACTTGATGGAGTCGATTACATTGGTTTCCGGGTGCAAGCCTATGAAGATGGAAAGGCTTTGCCGGGGCCGACTTACCACTCCCTGCTTTGCGGGGGGTGGTTCGATAAAACGTACGCGGACGGGTCGAAAAGCTGGCACCGGGATATTTCGCACATCAATCCGATTCGACGGGAACTGGCCCTAAAAGTACCGATTTATGGGGGTTTCGGGGAAGATAGCCGATGGTCGGGAGACTTACGAAAACTCGGAATCGTGAAGACCGAGCATTTTATTGAACAAACTATGTATTTTTATCTTAGCCGAACAGATAAAATAGATGGCGTCAAGCTAGGACCACTAACGGCTGGAAATTGCTTCCATTGTAATAATCCCGCAACTGTACTGGTCGGAAATGGAATTCGCTACTGTAATTCTTGTGGAGCGGAGGAAAAATTATGAAAACAATAATTTGCGTATATCAGATCAGAAATCTAATCAATGGTGATCGGTATATTGGCTCCACGAAAAACTACAAGGCAAGAATTAGGGCGCATCTAAATACCTTGAGAAAGGGCATCCATGCATCAAAGTCGATGCAGAACGCATTTGATTCACAGGGAGAAAAGGTGTTTGTTTTTGAAATAGTCGAAATGGCTAGAACACGCAATCTGTTAGCGTGTGAACAGCGTTATTTAGATCAGCATCCAACCTACAATTCCGCAATGATCGCCGGTCCCGGCAGGCGAGGGATGAAGAATTCCTATGAACATCGCGCGAGAATTAGTCATTCTCTAATCGGAAGAATCAGTCCACTCAAAGGGAAAATATTAACACAGAAGCACAAGGACAGATTATCCGTGTCTGTGGGAAAGACAAAGCATGTCCGCTGGCACGTTCGTAAGGGTCTTTGGAGTATAGACTGTGAATTGTGCGCTCGGTCACTGAAGGAATATTCTAAATTAAAATGTCTTACGTTAACTACTGCGGAACGTAAAAGGTTCAGGAAATCTTGTGAAACAAGTGAATACATCCAGAAGTCCATGCGTGCCGCATGACCGATGTTTTTATGATGAATTATTTCGGGGAGAATGCCATCCGGCACTTCATGGCAAGGGTCTGTCACGAGCGTTGGAGAATAGAAGATTGTAATTTCATGTTCGCGGTTCCCGGCAATCCAAGGGACTTTCACAGTACCGGGAAAAAGGAATGCGAGCAGGCGGCGAGTACGGAGATTTACGTGGTGGCCGACAATGACTGCCTGATTCTTGGGAAAGACTGGGTAAACCGTGGACGTGCCCTCGTCGATAGACATCCGGAGTATGGGCTACTAGCAGCGGCAAACATCTGCGAGGGGGAATTCGCATCGGGAACCAACTGGCAGACTGAAGATGAAGTCGTGGAACGTACGATGGTCGGAGGGATCGTGTTTGTCCGGAAGGGTATCCTAACTGACTTTCCGATGTGTGAACCGATGGAAGTAGACCGGGTAATTTGTGACGAAATCCGGTCAAAAGGCTATAAGACTGGAATTATGCCGCAGCTTAGATTTAATCACCTGGGAGCCGGGTATAGCCTCTCTAATCCGGACTGGTGGATGAAAGTACCGGGATGAAGCCTAAATCGGTGAAGTCGATCAAAGTCAATGTATCGGGAGCGCCTGACTCCTGGACGAAAAGACTCTGCCGGATCGACGGAGACATCCTCCCGAAGAAACATCAACCTACCTGGGGACTTCAGAATTCGGAAATGACCTGGTATTGCCAGAGGTGCGGAACTAAGCTCGAACATCCCCTTCGGTACTAGACTTTTGCGATCCCACCGCACTGCCAGCACCGAAAACCTTTGGCCGTTCCGTGGACGCACGCCGGGGCAGACTTCGAGTGCTCGACTCCACCGGCTTTAGGCTTCCGTCCTCCTGCCTCTCGAACCGTAGTATCTTCCCGCACACCCGATATTCGATGATCCGACTCAACCTTCATCCCCGCCAGCAATATCCGATGGCACCACCTGGTTACCGGAACATCTCCTGCCTGCAATTTTACCCACTTCCACTCCGGCTCCGTCAAATAAACCACCATACGCCGTCTATCCGTATCTGGTGTCATCTGGTGCTAATTGTGCATAAGAGGCAACTCTGTGTCAATAGAATATGCTACTAAGCAGCTTTGTTAGGTGCCAGGCGCAGAAAATAAGTGGAGGTGGTGATGCACGCACGCGCCCCTACCCTCCTGCGCGAAGGCAGGCTCGATGAAAACGGAATGGGTCCCCCTTCATGGTCAAAGCAAAAGACTTAGCGTTGTTCAAGCGCCATTACCGGCCTGTATCTTTGCGTCAGATAATCCATAGTATGTTTACTACGATTGCAATGTGTTGATAACAAAAGACTTTAACTTGAAGTGTTTTTCCGCTTGCATTCGTTCGAGCGTAGCGTTACGTTTCGTTACATCTTGCCGCAAGTGAATCGAATCCTCAAACCTTACTTCCACGTTCAAAAGAAAAGACTTCCTCGTTGGCCGAAGAGACTTCGCAAGCATCAGCAACGAAACATCATTCTTCATTTGTTGACCGGGGACAAAGGAACGATAGCTGGCCTCTCGAAGAGGTCAGGAGTATCGCAACGTCAAGTGTGCCGAATAATGACTGGCAAGGCTTTCCAGATGTCAGCGTTCACCGTTCAGCGCGTAGCGCGTGCATTGGGAGTATCGACGGACACGTTTCTAGACGTTCTGAGTGTATATGCGCCGAAAAGAGGGTCAAGGTGTGCCGAAAAAGAGAAAGACTCATAGAGACGATATTTCGTCAGATTGTATCCGAAAACAGGCCATTTACAGCCGATTTAAGCGATTATTTGCGTGTCTACAAGTCTATCCTTATCTATCACTTCCGAAAACAAGCTATGTCCCTACATTCTTTTTGTTATGTGTATGATTAGATGCATGTTAGTCGAAAGTGTAAAGTGTGCGATAGACGCCTTAAATCGTCTCTAATGCGTTTTCGAGCGTAGCACAAGAAAACAGGCCGTCTGTACTAGCACGGCCTGCTTTTGGTAGTCGAATTGTCGATGGGTTAGTTTGTGTGTCGAAGTGTATCGGAATGAGCGAGAAGTGAATCGAGGAGCGTAGCTATTCCGAATTGCACGTCAACGTCATCTCCGGAATAGGTTTCGAGTGCTCGTTGCTCTTCGATTGGGTCGATTGTCGGGTCGATCTGGCGTGCAATGTCCCAAGCTTCCCTTTCCGAGGCGCGAACTGCGTCTCCGGCATTTGGCGTCCATCGGTTTCCCATTGGTTTCGATCTGGGATCATTCATGGATGCGGGAGTCTTGGCCAGATACCCGACAACGTGGCCGAGTTCATGCGCTAAGCTCGTCCGAAGATTGAGCGATACGTCTGTAACATCTCCGGTCGAAGGAATGATGCTGATCTCAAACTTTGGGGTATCAATCCATTGCTTCGTTTGAGGGTCCATCATTTTCCCTTCGTCATGGCTTGTTTTGCTACTGCCGGGCTTTGCGTCCGGGTCAATCGTGATTAATACTAAAGCTTGTCGTTTCATCTGTTTATCTCCTGTGTGGGAACCATTTACATGCGTTCCGGGATGCGCTCCGAATGTGGAGCGCTACCCGCAAAGCACATTACTTTCCGTTCAAAGCCTCTAGCACGTAAGGGGGAACCACTTCCTGTAACATTTTGTCGTGCCGAGCGTACTCTTTCATCCCGTAGTCGTGCGCCTTGCTTTTACTTGCTCCGGGAAAAATCATGTCGGCAATTTGCCAAGCTTCCCGTTCGACTGGCACATACAGTTCCCCATCTTCGCGGGTTAACCCAATCGAATGAAGCTTATCCGCCGTGCGCCATGAGTTTACCTGTATCGGAGTTTGCAGCACATTCGCGGCAAAATGTCCCAGTTCATGCGCGAATATCTGCACACGGTTTGATTGCTCTAGTCCCATGCCGTCGCGCGTGCCTTGCGGGCACATACGCAATTCGTATTGACCGGGAGTGCTATCCGTACGCTGTTTTTTGGTGAATAGGCCAGTCACGCAATCCTCGTCCGTTTCATACACTTTCAAAGTACCTAACAGTTTTCTCATGGTCGATTCTCCTATGTGTGTTACCCGCCATAGCTTTAGCGTAGGCGGGTTGACGCCTTAGAGCACGTCCACCAATGCACCTTGAAAGATGCACTGGTAGCGGGTTCTAATCCGCGAACGAATCCGCCGCTGCGCCTGCTAAAGCCTCGGCTATTCGTTCAAATGCCGTGCCAAACGTGATAACCTCGCCTGTAGCGAATAGAACTATCGTCACGGCAAGTATCGAAAGACTCCAGACGCCAAATCGAAACATGAATCCCTTGCAGCGCTTGGAGCAATGCTTAATCGGATGCTTCACTGTATTTTCTCCGATCTGAACGGACATACCGGACCCGAAAAACTCCCGTATGTCTCTGTTTGCCATCTCGAAATGCGAGGGGAGAGATAAGCGGCATACCACGCGCTCCAATCGGATGCGGGTAGGTTCGAGGCTTTGTGTTCCCGTTCGCATTCTTCAAGCAATTGCTTGAGAAACTGTGTCGGCATTGTTGTTTTCTCCTATGTTTGGCTTGCGCCATATTCCTTCAATCGTTGCTCCGTTACTTCCCAGGATTCGGCATTCCACACACTGAACGTCTATTCCATCATTCAGCATGATTTGAGATAATTCCTGTGCAGCCGCTAGCGCCATGTGTTCGCAGGATATTGCTTCCCATTTCGGTGCTTTGTGTCCGAATCGGGAGTCAAAATATTCCTGTAATCGTTCATTGTTAATGAGGAAACCCTCCGGAGTGAGTACCTTGTCCGAGGCTTCAATCCGTACATGGTACTGATACGTCCGCGTCCGCATGGCCGCACATTTATGCGGATTGGGATGCATGGTTGAAGCATGGAATTTTCCAGCGCGTTCGAGGTTAATGAGCATGTACCTCGCCCGCGTCTATGAGCAATTTCGCCATACGCCCATAGCTTCCTTGAAGATGCCAAGCAAGCCCGGAATTGACTAGGTTTTGGAACAATTCCACAATTTCTTCGCGTGAAAGTGTCCCGTTTTCATACTGGATGATCTTGTCGGTAACGTCATAATAGGGTTTGCGTTTCATTGCTTACCCTCTGCGTCATCGGCTCCGTTATCCTCTTCACCCCATAGCAAGATCGTCAAATACGCTATGGCAGTTGAAAAGATGGAAACCAAAAACAAAACTGCAACTGTTACCATTCTTTTTTCCTCCTATGTGTTTGGAACTGAATGCGTTCCGGGAGGTACTCCGAAAGTGGAGTACGACCCGCAAAGCATTACTCCCCGAGGGTGTTGTCATCTCCGGGATATTCGTCCACATCCGGCCATTCATCGCTCTGGTAGTCGTCTGGACGATCTGCCGGAACGTCTACAGGCTTCCAAGGCAGAGGTTCTGTTACCGGGTCAACAATCGGTCCACTTTCATTCTTGAACGCTACCCGCAACCCTCGCCGTAATGCTTCCTGATAGTCGCGTTCCGGAAATACGGGGCCGCGTGAAAGTACCGATTGCAAGTAATTGATACCCGCAGTGGTCAACGGTTTAATCGAGTCTTGATTCATTACTAGGTCTAGCATTGTGTTTCCTCCTATGTGGGAGCTAGTGCGCTCCGGAAACCCCTCTAAAGAGGGGAATCCGCAATGCACTACTCGCAGATTGTTGGATCACCACAGTCGAAGTTATTCGGGTCAAGCGGCGCGCTCTTAGGTGCGCGAGGGTCATTTGAGCGCAACGCGAATTCGACTGCATAGGCAAGGTATCGCGGGTCGTTTTCCTGTCCGGTTTTCTTGTTGATTCGTTCGATATTCGGGAGAATCAATTCGTTCGTGATACCCAGTACCGCATTTCCATCCGAATGATAGGAAGCGTATTCGCAGATTTGAATTGCTCGCGCTATCTCATCCGGAGTCAAAATGTGCTGCAATTTAACCGTTTTCATGGCGCTCCTTTGTGGCGGAAATATCCGCATCTCGTTAGATACTCCTAACAGTGAAAAGTGTCAAGAATAAAGTGTAGAATGTTTATCACTTGTGCAATGAAAAGATTACATGGTCCTAGTACCGCTAGATAAGTAATTCTTACATAGTAGTTGACAGTGTAAACTTTACAGTGTACATTCTACATGCTCCTATGTGGGAGGGTTGCTTGGGACAGGAAAGTTTTTCTCCGGTACTGGGCAACCCTTCAAGCTATGGAACGAGGCGTGCATCATCTTCAAACGAGCCGGAAAACGCCAGACTTTCTAAAAAAGTGGGGGTGCTGCGTCGCCCGAAAAACAAAAAAGTTCACCCCTATGGGCAAAATTGGTTTTCAGGAATTCGGCCAGACCATCCCCGCTGGAAATACTTGAATCGTTTTCGCCGGGGGAGGAATCTAGTAGGCTAGGTCGGGAATTACACTTTACAATCTACAGAAAAAGGAGCCGTATGTCCGCTATCAACACCGTTCAGAAGTATTTTCCGAAAGTCGAGGAAGTCTTCGATGCCGAGGAAAACGCAACCATCGAAGTCACTCGGCGCGATGAAGCCACCTCAAAACGCCGTGCCCACGGAGAGTGTGCAATGGCGATTGCCTCCAAAAGAGTCTTTGAAGCCGATGGCGTCATTGTTTCACTCTCGAAAGCCTTCGTCGTCAAAGGTAAAAAAGCCTACCGCTATGACCTGCCGGAAAATGTCAGCCGGGAAGTCATTAGCTTTGACCGGGGATCGGGATTCTCGCCCGGTACCTATCAACTGAAAGTTCCAGCCCATGCACTCGGCAAAGCCAAGTCGCCGGGAAAGCATCCCCGCGAAAACTCGAAACGGGGCAGTCGAGCCAAGAACCAACATCACATGACACAAGGTATCCGAACCGTACTCGGATCAAAGGAGATTAGCTGATGGCACAAGGAAAATACAATCACAACAAAGACTACACCTGCAAAATCTGCGGGGTGGTATCGAAAGGATGGGGTGCTCACCAACGCCACTTAGGACAAACGCATGATATAGGGCCATCGAGTCCGAGTGCTAGGAAAAGAGCCATCGCTACGGCATTTGGCAAAGGTGGCGAAAAAGAAAAAGTCAAAAGGAATACCCAATTACTCAAGCGGTCGCTTCCGAAGATCGTCTCTGCTCCAAGACAATCGGGAGCGTCCTATGACCAATCCGTGCCGTGGAACTTGGGTCTGGTGGACGCCTTGAACATGGCCCGGAAAAGTATCGAACGCTCCCTTGAAATCATTGAAGGTTCCAAGGGACTATAACCGAAAAGAGGGCACATGGACAATCAAGAATATATCGGAGTAGCGAATGAAACTATTGCCTGCCCTGACTGCGGTAAAAAGCAGGCCATCGCAGACGTACAACTTGAGTGGCATGACTCATTGCCGATACAAATTCCAGTGGGCAAGTGTTTTGCTTGTGGATTTTTGTGGAGTGGAGCGAAGGCCGAGGAAGCCATCCAAAAGTACACTGATACCCGGATGGATATTTGGAAGAGAGTCGTAAAAGAACCTCTATTCCGCTTCCTCAAACATGATCCGGTGGGTCGAACCATACTATGCCTATTGGCCAATGGTCAAATCAGCCACGGTAAATGTGCCGAGGCCATCGTGGAGAAATTCTGCCTTGGCCTTGACCCAGTACTGCCGGAATGGAAAGGATATTCGGATGCCCAAGAATAAAACATCGGTACGAATCGCCAGAAACGTCCCGCGAGCGAAAATATCGGGCCTGGTCCGAAGTACCATCGAGTTTCGGGAGGCCAGTAAATCGCTCGCGGCGGGGAAGTCCATCGAATTTACATTTCCGGTGATTCCGGAACTCAAAAACAGCGAGATGGCATTTCTGGCAGCCTTGCGCCGGAAGTTCCGGCATACCCATAAAATCTATGCTCGCAACGGGGTAATCTACTGCCTCTCGACCGAAAATGGTGCCAAACCATGAGAATCATCGAGGAAGTTTCACAGATCATGGCCCGGCATGGCCGAAGATGCACCGAATGCAATGGCTCTGGGCGCGTGCCGATCCCTGAATATGTGAAACGTGCGATTGGATTTAAGGCCGATGTTTGGATGTGCAATGAATGTTTCGGAACTGGCGAGACTGACCTTGCCAAGAAAGAGGCTGCTAATGCCAAATCTCGATGATGAAGCCTATTTCGATTCACGCGTGATGCCTTCCGCTTACGAAGAAGCCGTGCAATATCTCATGGAAAAATATTCCATCGACTTCCGGGAGGCCGAAGAAATGTACCAGGATATGATGGCCGATAAAGCCGACCAGGACCGAGATCGAATGGAGGGATTCTAATGGCCGAAAAATGGAGCAAGTCTGAAAGTATCGCACAACTGGTAACCGCGCTCGCCGAAGCTCAACTGAAATTCGATCCGGTGCTCAAGGATTCCGATAACCCGGCCTACAGGTCTAAGTACGCCGACCTGCAAAGTGTTATTAGTGCAACCATGCCGCACCTTGCCTCGTTTGGCCTGTCGGTGATTCAGATGCCTCATGCGGAATTTGGGGTCGATGATGCCAAGATGTTAACTCTCACAACCTTATTAGCTCACAAGTCGGGCGAATGGATCAGTTCTGATCTGACCCTTCCGGCCATGATGCGCGAACGCTTCGATGCTCAATCGGTAGGCTCGGCAATTACGTATGGCCGCAGATACGCTCTACAGGCCATGCTTGGGGTAGCCGCAGAGATTGACGATGACGGCAACCGGGCTGCTGGTGTGGGATCAAAGGAAGTAGCTCAAGCTGTCGGGAAGCAAAAAGCGAGTGAGGTCAAGGCAAAGGTCAAAAACCCGCAAGAGGGGATTATGCTGGTTCCTTTCGGTGAAAACACCGTGGTCCTCGCTGGCAATGGAGTCTCGATTGCCAGAGCGCAAATGAACGAGGAACAAAAATCGAAGTATCATATCAGGTTCAATGACGTAGCCAGAGGCTTTACGCTTCCACTCTCCGAAGCCCTGCCTTTCCAATCCATGTGCGAGAAATTCGGAATCGAATGCCTGTTCTCGGATGCTCAGGTATGAAGAAACTTCTAGCCCGGCTCTTCGAGACACGCATCGAAACTCCGGCCGGAGAGATCAATCGAAGGATCAAACAGTTGCGCGTGGGCCGAAAATGAGAATTCCATCTGAAACAACAAGGTTTCTTATTTCTTTTTTCTCTTGTTTGTTCCTAATCGCTGGCCTAGGGGGATCGGTTGCCTTGCTTAGTGCGTCCATTGTATTTCAGAGTTGGAGATTGGGAATTTGTTTCGTCGCCTTTGTGGCTTTTTTCTTTTCATGCATAACTTGACAGTTGCGGAGTCAAAAATGAAACCGAAACAGTCGCAGGCGAAACGCTTGCCGACATTGTGCCAGTGCGTCCATAGATACGATGAGCACTATACAAGCGAACATTATTCAGGGTGCTGGCACCAATTTCGAGATGACAGTTACTGCAAGTGCGAAGGATTTTGCTTGCCCGAAAAATCGGACTTGACGGAGCGTAAGCGTGCGCGATAGCCGGGCTGGCCGAAAATGAGAATCGAAAGAACGTGGGAAATGCCAAACAAGTATACTTTCGCGTTATCGAGTGCCCGGAATCTTCTCCTCGAGGAAATGTCTGGTGAGTATGTCGATCCTTTTGCTGGCATGAATAGCCCGGCACACATTACAAACGATATAAATGCGGATTGTCCTACTACATTCCACAGAGATGCCACAGAATTCTTGGAGTCTTTACAAACGAATGCCTTCGACGGTGCGCTATTTGATCCACCATATTCCGCGTTCCAAGTAGTAAAGAGCTATGGACTGCGTTCCGATGGAGAACCTAGACTAGAACAGCTTCACTCTAGATGTAAGGATGATTTGTCTAGATTGGTTCGACCCGGAGGGAAAGTAATCTGTTTCGGGTGGAACTCTTCAGGTATGGGAGAGAAAAGAGGGTTTTTATTGCAGCGCGTTCTCTTAATTTGCCACGGCGGGGCGCACAACGACACCATTGTTACCGTGGAAACTAAAATTCAATCTAGTTTTGATTTTGGGGTTGACTTTGAGGTCCGAAAATGAGTAATCTAATCTCTGAAATTCGAGTGGGGCTGGAGGACGCTAGATTATCCCGCCGGACAATCCCGCCCTCCACCGCCCCACGAGAGTTTCAAGTTAAGGATTGTCCGGCGAATGTCCTCAAAATCGTCCTCGCTAATCGAGATCACGTGCGCGGGCACCGCCATTGCCAATTCCCAACATCTAGGAATAAGTCCTGCTCCGTCTGGCTTGACGACAGGCAACCGCAGCTAGGTTCAGGGGTTGGTGTGTCTGCTATAAATGCGGGAGAAAAAGCAGGGGTGTGCATGGACAAGTATTTTCGAAGACAAATTAAGAAACGGTCACGCGGTATTTGCGAACGGTGCAATCTATTTACGGCAGAACACATTCATCATTTGACGTATGCGAGATTCGGACACGAGCGGCTTGAGGATGTGCAGCACGTATGCCTAGGTTGCCATGAGTTTTTTCATCCACACCACAACTTTCGGAGCAATGATGGAACCCACAAGAAAGAGCGCAAACTGAACTGGGCTTCTATCGAAAAGCAGGCCAAAAAGGAATTGGCGGAAGCTGCTCGATTCAACAACATGCCATTGAGTCGCCGGAGGTCATTTTGAGTGAACTTTTCATAGCCTATAAGGGAAGGTGTTTTGAGGTTTCCGAGGTTCGATTCGTTAAGCATATCGAAACGTACCCTGACGTGCATGTATGGCGCGAGTATTGGCTGATGGATGATTGGCTCGAAGCGAATCCAAAACGCCGAAAAAGAAATTATGATCGCTTCATTACGAACTGGCTCAAATCCGAGCAGCGCAAAGCATCGGAACGCCGGAAAGAAATAGATGTAGGTCGGGGACCATCGTCCGATGTGCCGACGGTTAGCCTGGTTCGACCCGAAGTGCTGGAACGTATCCGAGCGAGGGATCGAAAATGAAAGCACAATGGAAAGACGGACAATATGGCTTGATTAGCCTCGATTTGCCGGGAGGTTTTCGAGCCACTGTGATTTGGGACTCGATGCAACCCAAAGACAGCCCCGATTACCAGTCCGGCTACAAAGTATCCTTCGAGCGCGTAACCATTAAAGCTCACTTTTTGTCAATCGAGGAAGCGAAAACAGCAGCAGAAAATTTGGCGCGACGTAAACTCACCGAAGCGTTGGAATCTTTGTGACGAAACTCGGCAATGAACTCATGCGCCGGATCGGCAAATCCGACCGGGAAACCAATCCCCGCCTCAGCGCGAGCGAATCGGAACTCGAATACCAGAACGTATTTTCCTTCGTCACTGAAATCGAGAAACTCGGAAAGTGTATGCCGAAAAAGAAGTGGATCAGGGTGCTCAGGATTGCACTTCGCAGGGCGGAGGGGAAATGAAGGTGAGCTATTGTCTTTGCGGCAAGCCGAAAGCCAGATATTCAGGACGATGCATGGAATGTTACCGCGCGGGAATCGGTGCGGAAGAAATAGTTCAAGTTCCGACCATTAATTTCGATTGGATCAGGGAAGCATTTTCGGAACTGATTGCGTCCTCGGAGGGAACCTTGGATTGCCGAACGCCGAAAGAAATATTGAAATAGGTCTTGACACTATTCGGTAACTATGACTATTATGAGGAATATGAACAGTTGCGCACCCGTTCGATGTGGAAGATGTAATTATGAATGGACTCCGAGAATGACGATTTGGAATTCCCGGACCGGGCAGGTCAAGCCAAAGGAATGCCCGAACTGCAAGAGTCGGCGATGGAACGAGCCAAAACCGGCCTCTAAGATGCCAAATAACGCATTGCCAGACGCCGTAGCGCGTTCGAGGGCAAAGTAACGTGGGTAGAGGCATCCAAGTCTGTGCGTGCGGCCATGACCATTTAAGCGTCGGAAAGAAGGGTGAGGCTGTCTTGACCGAGGAGTGCTTATTTTCGGAGAAATGGAAGTTCTGCCAGTGCCATGAATTCCGGCCCCGGCCAGTGAGGGAAGCCAAGTGAGTGAAAAACCGACCAGAACGCAACGCAATCCTGATTATGCGAAGGTTAACAGGAAAGCCATGAAACGTATTGATTTTCACCGCTCAGTGGCATGGAAGTGGGTTTGCGAAAACCATCCTGAAATCGCTAATGCGATCCGAGAAGAAGCATTAAGGATTTGGCCTTCACCGACTAAGGACAAGGTTCGATCCAAGTTGTTTATTGATTTTCTTGATTCGCTTAAGAAATCGAAGTGAGGGAAGCCAAGTGACCGACGAAGCCGATTTGTGGCGTTCATGGCATCAGATTCTTCCGTTGCCTGTATATGACCGATTGATCGTCCAACTTTCGAGGTTGGGCCGGGTCAATGGAATTGCGGTGGAAGCGTTTCTTCGAGACGACAAGTTCAAGCAGGAGCATGGGCCTAGAGTCGGAGTGATCGAAACGCTGATTCTGCTCTTGGAACGCTCGGATGATGAAAGCCTCCGGGTATGAGATTCGCAAAGCTGGACCTGCACGCAACCAACGAGGCTCTGATTTCCGGCAGGTTTAAGGATAAGCGCAGCCGAATCGGAATTCGGCCCGACGGAACGCAACTCGTTCGACTATTCGGCAAGGACATGGAAGCCCTGCGAAATGAGGTATTCGAGCGGGATGGCCGATGCGTGGACTATGAATTCAGCGCAGTTGTAGGGGAATGCGATGGCCCAGATGAACTCTCTCACAAGATTCCAAGAGGGCGCGGCGGATCGGACACTCCGGAAAATACATGCCGAAGATGCAAAGTACACCATATTTACTATGATCTGAATGGTTGCCCAGGTCATTTCTAGGAGGGGAGATGAAACTGCAAAAAATAATGTTCATTTCGATTCAAGGAAAAAAGAGCGATCCGTACTGCTATGCGGATGAACTTCCCGTCAACTGCATTGAGGATGATGGTCCTACTGTTGTGGGAACTTACAAACTTGTCGGGAAACGGACCTTGCTTAAAGGAATGATCGAAGCGAAGCGTAACAAATCGAAGTGACCGACCTGAGCGGGCAGTTATCGCTCGACTATTTTCTATCTTTCGAGACTCAGGCCAAGGGAGGAAAGGTTGCCGAAAAAAGGTCCATCCGAACATGAAACGCAGGGGCAGATTTTAGATTGGCTCAAGCATCGGCACATCTTCCATTACCGGCAAAACACGGGCGGAGCCAAATTCAAGGGATATTACGTGAAGTTTGGGATTCCCGGCGCACCAGACATCGTGGCCGTGGTTCGTGGAAGGTTTATCGGAATTGAAGTCAAGAAAGCCGGAGAAGAACTTTCGAATAAGCAGGCCGATTTCAAGCTGGCACTTGAAGCAGCAGGCGGTTGCTATATCCGAGCCTATAGCGTCAAGGACGTAGAAGAAGCCTTTGCATTATCGTGAGCGGTATTTTTTCGCTCGAAAAAGAGGAACCTCATGGACCCGGAATCACTTGCCGAGAAATTTCACGAAGCCTACGAACGGCTTGCGCCGAAGTTTCGATACGTAACTCGGCTCAGTACAGCCGTTCCTTGGGATGAAGTTCCACACTCCAACAAGGAACTGATGATCGCTGTGTGCGCCGAGATTCTCACTGACTTTCGGAACCAGGTCGAGGCGGTGACGATAGAAAGGGCGGCAATTGCGTGCGGGGAATCGGATGGATGGGATATGTACCCGAAAGACTACGCCCGATTGGTACGCGCTCTCGGTTCCGACCCAACCTACCTCACCCGCTGGGACGAGAAGATGAAGGCCGAAGGGCGGTTGGAACAACTGAAAAAGTTGCAGGACGTGGCCGAGTTAATTGGCGATCCCTACAAGATTTTCGGCCTGATTCAAGACAGCATTTCCGAATTCGAAGCCCTCAAGCTGTCCGCCGAGCGGCTGGCGGGAAGGGAGGAATAGATGGCTTTTGGGGATGGAATATATGCCATATCGTCTAAAGTCGCTGATAAGTATGGAACATTTTGGGGAATTGTATTCTTTGCTCTTTCTATATTGCTGCCATGTGTTACAGGCTGGCTACTTTTTGGATGGTGGGCACGCACGCATTTGTGTCCGTAATCGCTCCACTGGGCGAAGGGGTGAAGGGAAAATGAATCTCGACCCAATAAAGCCGGAAGGAATTAACGTCGTGAGAGCGACCATTATTTTCGTAGTTGTACTTCTATGGCTACAGATTATCGCACGACTATGGAATGGAGTAATACGATGACCCCCGACGCCGCCAAGCTCGCAGCCGCCGACATTCGGAAAGATTGGAAAGATAAAAGTCATACATCGAGGGACGGAACATACGTCCATGCGCCGACCGACGTGCTTTTAATCGCCGTCGAATCGGCCCTCGGCCCGCTGCTCGAACGAATCCAAGTGCTCGAAAAGGAACGGAAGGAGTTATTGAAATTTGTAAAGACTTATACGGGATGGAATGGTGACGGCCCTCTGAGTAGAGAAGAATATTATTGCGAGTTTTGTGGTGCGCATTCGGAAAATGATATTAAGATTCCCCATGATGTGAATTGCAGACGTGTCTTACTTTTAGCCGCCATCGAGAAATCAGGATCGCTATGAGCGCACCGAGGGATGAGCTTTGGGATAGAGTTTTATCTGGATTTTTGGGTGGTGTCCTAATAGGGATTCTGTGCCCACTACTTTATGTAGTTCCCCTCGCAAAAGCCGATGGCCCCACGGTTCTGGTGGCTAAGACAAACTCGGATTCCGATACTGCCCAGAACGATGGTACATATTTCAAAACAGGAAAGTGGCTTGCGTTCCCTCTTTCTCTTCTCTGCGGTGGTGCGGGAGGGGTCTTTTTTGGGGTCTATTTTGCCTATATCCATCGATGCGAATGGTGGGTTGCCCTCGGTCTTTTGAGTATCGCCGCCGGACTCTGTATTTTCATTTATGGGTTGAATAGGGTCTTCGAGCATATATTTATTACTGTACCACCCGTTTCGGAATGGATACGGAGCACGCTCAATGCCACAATTTAATGATCTTGGTCCCCTATTAGGACACTACCGATTTTTGGTCATCATTCTTATTTGGGTCATTCTTTCGGCATTAGAGGCATTGACCCGATGAGCGCACCGAAAAAATATGCACTGATTGGATTCGCAATCGTTCTTGCGCCATTCGGTTTCTATGGATGGCTTGCTCTGGTTGCCAAATTTCTAAATATTGTGTTCGTGTGGGCAAACCGATGAGCGCACCGAAGCACAAGCCGAAGTTTATGGTCGGCCAGCGAGTTCGTCGCAAGGATGGCTGTATTTTCATTGTTGATGAAATTTTGGATGTCGGCACTCTCGGCAAACCGACACTTATCGTCAGGCGGAGGGGGAACCCAGATTCTGTAGTCGAGGAATTGCAATCTGAATTTACACCTATCACCATCAAGGAGCGTACCCGATGACCCACTCCGATCTATCCGCTCCGAAACGTAGCGTGGTTCGCCAAGTGTGGCATCTCAATCTTCCAGCGATTTTGGGGCTAGTAATCGCTTCGATTTGGGTACCGTTTCCTTTATATGAAATTGTTCGCTATTGGCCCAGTCTGAATGACGGGTTCATTCTTGTTTTCGGTGGTTTGTTGTTAGGAATCGTCGGAATAGCAGCAGGATTTGACGAAAGGTCGTGAATCGTGAACGATCTATCCGCACTCGAAGCTCTGGCCCGGAAGTGGCAGCTGGCTATCGAAAATAGCACCGTTACCGGCAAGCCATGCCATCCTGAGTCTGTGGCTGATTGTTTCGATGATCTACGGAAACTCATCGCTCAGTTGAAACAGGGCCAGCCGGATGCGCCGAAACGCTCGTTCACCGATCCGAGGCATCCTTGTCCGACATGTGGACTCTATACCGCAGGCGAATCGGGTACTGAGTCTAAGCCTTCTGCGCCGACATGCTGGCGATGCGGGAAACCTTATGTGATGGGTAAAGCCGGATCATTGATGTGTGATTGTAGTTCGACTCCGTTTGATTCAACTGCGCCGACTCAAGCGCGAGCACGACTCGATGAGTTCGAGAAAGTGTACGCAAACTGGAACATAGACGAGAATATCCGGCGATTCGAGACGTGGGCCAAGCATCACCGGGCCGAACTGGAAGCCGCCGTCAAGACACCGGAGGCCGCTTATGGCCGATCAAGGTCAATGGACAAGAGGCTACAGGCGCAAGGGAAGCCCAGGGAGGCCGACCCGAAAGTTTGGAAATAGCAGCTTGTCGTGACTGGTGTAAACGATGATTCTGGGCGAACGCCCCATCGGATTGAAGCCGTCACACAGGAACGGGCGCTGGAGCCGCGCAGAGCGGACGAAGCCGTGAAGTGGATGCAGACTCGGAGAAATCATTGGCCGTTTCCCTCGGCTGAGATGCCGACTGGCGCCCGTTTTACATGTTTGACCGAATCGAAGGGGCAACGCCAGCCGAGAATGGCGACTAGGAGGATTTATGGCAATGAAAAACAGCAAAGCGGCACAGTGCGATCCGACGAACCATGATTTTATCTACATCCAAGCGGTAGTCCTGCCAAATTCAGAGAGGATCGCGGCGAAGACGTTCTGCCGAAAATGCGGCAAGATAATTACGATTTAATTCAGTTCTCGAATCGAAGGGTGGCCGAAAGGGGAGGGAAGAAGATGAATTTTGAGAGGCAGGCCGAGTTTGAGAACGCGGCAAAGGATTATATTGCCAGAATCGAATCGCTAGCACAAGCGAAACGCAAGCATGAAGAAGCTGAACGCGAATTTCGGAGGCTGACCGAATCGCTCATAAAATCTCAAAACAGACTCGGTGAATTCGTGGGCCGCAACATTGACAGCAAGTGCTACTCATCGGAAGGTCGCGTTTTGACGGTCGAATATGTGCAAGATGGAATTGTGAAAGTGAAAGTGTTTGGAGTCGACGGAAGTGAACTTCGGTGAGGGCAGTCCTGGAGAGGGCCGAAAATGAAGTATGAGACGCCGAAAGCAGGTCAATGGGTGCAACCGATTCGACTCGGATACAAGCTATGCTGCTGTGATTGTGGACTTGTTCACCGGATGGACTTCCGTGTTCAACGTGGGCGTGCTCAGTTTCGAGTCTATCGGGACAATCGAGCGACAGCAACATCAAGAGGCAATCGCACTAGAAAAGTGCGTGGAGAGGGCCGAAAATGAGCGAACACGAATGGCAGCCGAAAGGGGGAGAGAATGAGAGGACCGACGTACAGAGGTGATCGGCCATGCAGCGATGTGAGCCATATTCGTCTTGGCCCCGGTGAAGAAGCATATCCATCCGCAGAGGAGATTCAAGAAACAGCCGACCGCATTATTGCGGTGGTAACTTCGCAAAGGGAGAGTCAAATGGTACGAGCAAAGTTCAAGATGACGGGCTACAGATCATCGCAGTATACGCGGCAGATTGACAAAGCCAAACCCTACAATGAGCCAGGAAATACGGAGATGGTCGAGATGCGAACTCTCGAACTTACTCCGGTTTATGCGAACAATGATCCCAACCACGAAAATTCAAAGTTTTGGGATTCCTCGCCCTCGGGAAAACTTGAACTCGGAACAATCAACCCACAAGCATGGAAATTGTTTGAACTTGGTAAGGAATACTATATTGATTTTACACTAGCCGACTGACGGGGAGGCGATCCGGTGAGAAAGCCGAAATTTCGAGTGGGACAGGTGGTAGCTAGAAAAGGATTGAAGCGCACCTACTGCTTAATTCGCAGAGTTGAAGAAAGGGTTTCATATCCTGGAAAATATTTTATAGCTTGGGGAGGAGAAGGACAAAACGGAGGGATACTCTACGAAGAATTCTTTCGCCCTCTCACCGCACGCGAAATCGGTCCTCGGGGCAAAGGGGGCGGGAAGTGAGCCGATGAAAACTGCGCCTAAGCACAACTGGCAATCCGGCATCCTGACTTGGGATGATGGAGATTCCTTGTGCATGTCGGTGGTTTTTACTTGGCACTTGCCGACTGCCCGTAAGTACGCCGAGGCCATGCGTCATCGAAAGGTGCGGATCGCCGGATGAAGCTGCCGAAGATCAAGATTATCTTTGTGCCGGAATCAATTTGTATCCGGTGCGGCCAGCATGGATACGTCGGGGAAAAGAACTCTTTGTGTCTTGGGTGTTTGAATGTAGGATTGTGCCTCTACTCGAAACGAAAGCTAAAGGAGACACCGTGACCTTAACTCGCCGAGATTTCGGGAAGTATGCAGGCAAGTTTTTGCTGCTAATGGGCGCGTCTGGAAGCGTTCTGACTGGATGTATCCTAACGCCTACCAACGTTAAGGCGCTCATCAACATGCTCATCAGTTCAATCGAGAATATCCTGAAAGTGGCAACGAATGCGCCTTGGGCCACCGACTTAGCGGCGGCGCTGGCAGCGCTTCAAAGCGCGGAGCAGAATTGGACTGCCGGAGGAGCGGTGACTCTGATTGACGATGCACTCAATACTATTACTGCTGTCCTAGCCGTCATTCCGCTTACGGCCGTCTATTCTCCGCTGATCGACCTCATTGTTAGTGGAATCGAAGCGGTGCTTGCCGTGCTCCCCATTTCTGCGTCAGTCACGAGACTGCGCGGCTCACTCTCTAATAACCCACACCACGGCCGCGTGATGCTTAATAAACCGAACTTGTGGCACGAAACTCCACAGGGTTCGTACAAGGCCCAATGGAATAGTATCTGTAGGCAAATCGGCTTATCACAGGCAGAACTCTAATGCCTAAAGATTTTGGCCTTCCCGTTTTCAAGCAGCAGTTTCAATCTGTGTTCAGGAACCGTAAGTTTGGAAAGAAACCTGCTAGGCATGATCCTCGCACTTTGATGCTAGCGAAGTATCTTACTCCAGCACTGACCCCACCCCCTGACAACGTGGATTACTCAAAGGGCTTCAACATAAATTTCGGTATGATGCTCAATGACAATTTGGGCGACTGCACCATTGCGGCCTGTGGACACGCGATTCAGACCTGGACGCTCGACAACGGAAGAATGATTACCGTTCCCGACTCGTCAATTCTCACAGGGTATGAGCAGGCATGTGGATACGATCCGAGCAACCCATCAACGGATCAGGGTGGCGATGAACTCACCGTACTGAACTACTTCCGGCAAACTGGTATCGGCGGACACAAAATCATGGCGTATGCCGATCCTAACCCAGGAACCATTCTTCATGTGAAGCAGGCCATAACGCTATTCGGTGGAATTTATATCGGCTTTAGCGTACCTCAATCCTTCATGGATCAGTTTGATGCGGGACAGCCAATTACTCCACTTGCTGACGATGGTGGCATTATCGGAGGGCACGCGATTTGGATATGTGGATATAACGGGGAATATCTGATCGGGGATACTTGGGGATCGCGGGTTCTAATCTCGTGGTCTTTCTGGACCGATCCGCGTTACGTCGATGAGAGTCACGCCTTACTGTCCCTCGACTGGCTCAATAATCATCAAGTGGACCCGCAAGGCGTTCTACTCGGTGAACTCGAACAGGATTTGTCTCTTGTTGTCGGTTGACCTGTGCTGTATCGAACAGACGCTCTTGACCCATAGGTTAGAATGATGGGGAGGCAGTATGAACGAGCATTTTGAGCAAAGAATAGTCGAGGCGCTCGAAAATATCGCCGCATCCCTCGAAGCGAACCTTTCGGACATAGAACTTGATCTGGATTTATTGCAGCGCAATCTCGAACAAATTGTTATTTTACTGACGCCGATTGCAGACAAACTCACGGGAACTCTGATTCCCCAAGGAGCAACAATGATCGCACGAAAAGTAGAAGCACCCTTGAATGTAAACGTAGGAACCACGGGAACCACCGTGGTCGTCGAAACCGCGAAGGGAGTTATCGTCCCGACGGTTGGGCCGATTACCTATGCCTCGGATAATCCAGCCGTAGCGACATATGCCGCCGATGGAACCTGGGCAGCGGTAGCAGTGGGGACGTGTAACATGTCTCAACTCGATACCACGAATGGTCTGACCGACAGCACGCCACTGACGGTTTCGGCTGCGCCTCCTCCGCCAGCGGATGCTCTCGTCGGAACGCTTGTTCCGAACGTAGCCAAGTAAAGCAGATCGTCAGGAAGTAACGGTAACGGTGTTCACTTCTCCGGCAGCCTCATCCTGATTGAGCATGTTCTCAATGGCTGTGGTTGCCGGTTCGGACTCGTAAATTTGGTAATCCGATATTCTTTTCTCTGCAACCAGAATACAACCGTCTGAATCGGTGGCTACGTTTCCGCCGTGAATTTCTATTTCCGTCCTTCCGGGAACATCAAGATGTGGCGTGTTGCGCTCAAAACGAGGCGACCATGCCATCGCTACCGGATAGGTGCCTGCGGGGATCATTAAGGCTGTAGGTTCAAGCGAGAAACAAAGCGAGCTTCCATCGATCGAAACTTGGCCCGTTATCGTAGCGCGATACTCGGAATTGTCAGGCGCGGACCAGATTCGATTGACGATTATTTGCAATCCCGACCCCTTGGGAAATCGTAGCAGTCATGCTCGGCGAAGGCTTTGTCCCGTTCCCGCTCCCAAATCTTGCACATCTCATCGACAGTCTTGCAATGGGCAATCAGCACGTCGAAATGCGGACACTTCCAATCGCATTCGGTGCATCCCCAATAGGCATGTCCTTTCTTAACCACCCACAGGACTCTCCGTCGCATCTAGTAGCGTCGGAACACCGGGAATGGGCCTGCATAGCCAGTCAATAGGGAAATCAGGTAAATCAGGCACATCACCACCACAATAACAATGGCAATCTGCTTGAATGGTTCGGGAAGAGGAAGCATCGTCACGATCCAGTAAATCAACCCGAGTACGATGACCATAATCAGAATTGAGAACAAAATACCCATAGAACCTCCTATTTGTTGCTGTCTACGTTGGCCTGTTTGCGCTTGTGATCGTCCACCATCGCCCGTGCTACTTTAGCCGCTGTAAGGGCTTGTGGATCATTCGTCAGTTTTGCGTTCACTTCCATTGCCGAGGCGTACATCTCAAGTAAGATGCCGCGTTCGCTGTTGACGAGGGTGTGAATCTCGCCCATCTTTTCGGCTGTCTGCGTATTAGTTTCATGGAGCGCAATCTTGACTTCTTCCGAATCCTTCTTCTTTTTGACATCAGCGATATATTTCTGAAGGCTGAGCCATGAAAAACCAGCAACGGGAACGAGCAATACGGCCCATTGGTACAGGGCTGTCGATGTTCCCGGCGGTGGAGGGGCTATCACGGTTTGGCCGGAATCACTACTGCGCCAGTTTCGTCCACTCTTACAGGCATGGGTGCTCCCATCGGCTTACTTGTGACGGACACCTTGTTAATCGTCCCCTGATAAATGATTTCCTGGGTGGCAAAGTGATTTGCAATATGCCAAAGAGCAACGACCGCTCCCCAAACAGTCGGAAGAGTCAGAATAAGCTGTCGGCCAGCCGGGTTCCAGACATATCCCACTCCGATGCTGCCAGCGGTTGCGAAAAGTATGCTGGCGATTCGGGAGGCCAGTTTCTGACCGTGTTGAAGGAAAGGAAACCATCTGGAACTCTTCAGCCATTGGATAATCAGAACGAATAAGGCTGAAGAGGTGATTGTTGTTAGGACGATATTTGAGTCCATCAAGTCTCCTTTTAAGGATGTCTTACCGTCGCCTTCGCCCCATTGGGGGGATTCACCTGCACCATTGCCGTCTGCCCGGAAGTCATGTTTCCTATCGTGCAGGTCGGCGTTACCTTATTTGTACTGCAAGACACCCGCAAGTTGATCGGTGGCGGCGGCGCTGTTATCCCCGTTCCTGTGAGCGCGACCGTGTGAGGGCTTCCCGCCGCATTGTCGCTGACGCTGATACTCGCGCTTAGCGTTCCGGTTGTCGAAGGCGTAAAGGTAACGCTTATTGTACAAGAAGTATTCGGGTTTTGCGTGGCTAGGCACGTATTTGTCTGGCTGAAGTTGATACTATTAGGAGTAACCGTGATGGAACTGATCGTGAGCGTGGTCGTGCCGGAACTTTTAAGCGTAATGGGGAGAGCGTTGCTGGCGACCCCTTGCGTTTGATTGCCGAAGGCTATGGATGCCGGTGAAAATGTAATCCCAGGCGATCCAGCTGAAATCCCCATGCCGCTCAAGGGTACGGTTCCTGAGACACCGCCCGTTACGTTCACCGTGGCTGTCCGCGATCCCACCGCCGTAGGCTTAAACGTAACCGTGAAGGAGCACGTCCCTCCCGGCATAATGGTTGCTGTAGCGCATGAGGATGCATCGGTATAGGAATAATCCCCGGAATTCGTTCCCGTGATGGAAATGGACGATAAAACCAGGTTCCCTGCGCCTGGATTGCCAATGGATATGGAGACTGGGGTACTTGGAGTAAGAACGACCTGATTGGGGAAGCCGACAGCGGAAGGAGTGAAGGAAATCAGAGGAGCCGAACCTACCGCCGCAAGCAGAGGCATCGAACCTGAAATGTAGTCATTGCCAAGAGTCCAGATCATCCAGCCGCCCATGCTGTTGGCGTAGACATAGCTGATCTTGTCCTTGACGGATTGCGGGCTATCCCAACTGATATATCCTGGCCCTTGTTTCGACCATGCCTGATGCGCCGTCGTATCATAGGTGAAACTGCCCAGATTATAGGTCGATGCGAGTGTGCTGTAGTAAGTCCCTGTTCCGCTGGCGCTGCCGCCGATGGATTGATATGGGGCCGTATTGCCCGTCCATACATACCCGAAAAAAGGGATGGCAAGATTCAGCTTTGAGTTTGCGATGCCGCAAGCAGCCTCAACCTGGCGCTCCCATTCTCCTGATGCCGTGAATCCATAGGTAGCGAAATCTGCGCTGTAAAGCGGCGCACCGAAATAAGACGTGGAATACACATCGTTGATGTCATACGCGCCGACAGTGACACGATCCGAGTTATTTGCAATGCCGAGGATCACGCTCGAGGCCACGTTCCAAGAACTTGTAAGACCACACACTGCTGATCCACCGTTTCCCTCTTGGCCGAACATATAGGTTGGCCCGGTAAACCACTCGATTAGCTTCGATCCCATCGCTGTGCGAAGGCAGGACATGAAAACGGGGAATTGGCTGCTATACGACTCCTCATAGTCCACAAACACGCCGTCAAACGTCTGCCCGCTCGTTTGGCTGCCACCGACAACGGACGTAATATTCGTGATGAATGTACCCAAGGCTCCCGTCGAGCAAGTTCCTGTCATGGCTCCGTTAAAATTCGTACCGCTCCCGACGTTCGACAGTCCAAGCATCACCTTGACGCTGTGGGCATGAGCAGCCGTTATCAAGGCCGCCGCATTGCCGCTTCCAAAGTCCGAGGAATAGGTGAGTGATCCTCCGGCATTCGGGGAGGCACCGACCATGATTACATGTGTCAGGACGGTCCACGGAATCTGACTGACTGCCGGGACGCCGCCAGTTGAATCAGGGTAATAGGCACCTTCACTCCATACCGTTTGAGCATGAAGGCTTGCGGGGAGTACACAGAGCGCCAAAAATAGAACTATTTGTTTCATTTAGCGATGCCTCCGGACACCGGGGATGACGGAGGAGAAATCCGCAATCGCCATAATTGCCGCACCAGTAGTCGAGCAGGCATAAGTACCAGCAGTCGATTCATTTACATCTCCGAGTAAAAGTTTCCCGTTTGGGCCGGTCTGCAAAGTTCCTGTCTCGCGCAGATTCATAATCCCGGTGAAGGGAGGCATACTTAACCCGCCTCCAGCCGTGCAAACGATGTCGGCATTCGGCTTTGTGGTCGTAATGTTGACCGAAGTCGCTGACCCTGTCACGGAGGTATCGAAAGTGTTCGTGCTGTACTCACCACAAACAGAAGTGACAAGGTTGGAGCTAAGGGTGACGGAAATTGTTTCTGCTCCTGAAGAGGTAACCGTTCCGTACCAGTAGGCATTCGTCCCAGCGTTGGTGACATTGTTCCATGTCGTGACTCTAATGCTAGAGATTCCCGTGAAAGGTGGTCCGCCGTTGGACTTTGTAGACATCACTTCTGTATTTCCGGCCGTTACGCTCCCAGAACCGCTGTTCGGCTGACAGGTGATTGTAGATACAGCACTGCCAGGCCCGCTATTGCCTCCTTGTACATAGCTGTGATGGCGAGGACGCCACGGATGAATAAGCAGACTGGTGGACAGTGCAGCGCAAGTTGCGAGGATGGAGATAGCTTTCTTCATCAGTATGTTCCAGTCACGATCCAGTCCGTTTGCTTGCTCGTCCCGTCCGAGACGAAGGTGAACTTTATATAGTCACCACTCGTAAGCAGAGTGTTCGCGGATTGCGTTCCCGCGACATAAGAGGAAGAACAGGAAATCGTGCCGGTGAGCAGAGCGCCAAGCGTATTCCCTGCGGCGTTAAGCGTCGAGGAACCAGCGTTGTCCGTAAGACATTGCACACCAGTGATGGTCACTGTGCCAGGGGTGGTGTTCTTGCAGGTGAACATCAAATACGTGCCAGCAGGAATGGCATTTAACCCATCGCCAATGCCCTTGCCGTCGCAAGCAAGCCACTGCCTGTACTGCGAGGCACTCCCTGTAATGCTCGCATAATAATTCGAGTTATCCGACCACAGTGAGGCGCATTGGCCGGTTGTAACCGGCATCGTTGAAGCCGCGCTTGTGTACGTCGTTCCCGACCAATAACTGATTGTCGAAGTTGTCGGCGTGAGCGTGAGAGTCCCCGCGCCATCGTCGCAGAGAGTGACGTAGAAGTTTCCGGTGAACCCAGTCGTTCCAGCCTGCGCGATGGACCAAGCACTCGCTCCCGCGCTGTTCTGATGTTTGATAGAAGTTCGATCCGCCGCGACGACTGCATAACTGCCCGTAGTATTTGCCCCGCTGATTGGCTGGCCTATCAATGCCGCAGTCGGTGCCGCTGTGCTGGAAGTGGCATTGGCGTAGGCCGTGAAAGGTGCAAAGGTGCTAGGCGTACATGTGATTGCTGGAGTAGTCGTCGCCGTTGCCGTACTGCATGTTGCCAAAGGGGGAATACTCGCCATGCTGACGGAAGTAACCGTAGCCGGATTAGTCTGCGCCCAGTACGTACCCGAACTTACGGGAGTCTGCCCAGTTCCCGCTTGCAAGGCGACATACAGAGAATTGTTGTAGATAACGACATCATTTGCATTATACGCAGTGGTCGAGGACCATGCATTTCGGAAGATCATAATTCCAGTCGGCAACGTAACGGGAGCGTTCCCGGCCTGCAAAGTGATGTCATCAAGATAGAAGCCTGGATTTGATCCTGTCCCCGACACGCTGAATCGAACGGTTGTTACCGGAATTCCATTGATCCCAAACAATGAATTCGGCATCGCAATCTGCGTATAGCCGGATGTCACCGAACTAGAAAATCCGAAAGACCCATCGCGCAAAACGGCGGCTGATCCCGTGAGCACGGCTCCGTTATACCACTGGACGGTCAAAGAAGCTGTGGAGGGCCAAGTCGCTTTGCTGCGGATATAAAATACCAATGTATTGCTTTGTCCTAGATCGACCGTCCCGGAACTTGGCACCGTTAAAGAGACATAATTTCCAGATGCCGGAGTAGTGGCCTCAATATCGACAAGCGTATCGTAAGGAAAATTTGTGCTTGCAAGGTTCCACGGCGGATTCGTCGCCGGACTTGCAAGGCTTGTCCATTCCGTATTGGAATGGTAAATGTCGATCTTCGTAATCTGCGTTGGAACTGTCGCCGTCGCTGCCACGTAAACAAACGTCAACTGAAGTTGAGTCGCCGGATTGACTGCCGGAGCTAGCGGATTGGCATTCGGAGTTCCTGTCAGCACTCCAACGGCCCCTGTATTATCGACGTAAATCGTATCAATGCGTGGGTTGGTCGGATCGGCTGTAGCCAAGGTAATGTTAGTCAAGGGTGAAGAGTAGTTCACACCTGAAATACTATAGGTCGCTGCTCCGACCGTGAAATTTAACAGGCTCGTCCATTCGACAAAACCACCCGTGAGAACCTGGTTGGCATTCGTTCCGTTTGCCGCAGTCAGGCAACTCGGACAGGAAATCGTCCCCGATCCGGTAATTGGATTTGGGGTAGCGACAATGGGATTGCTTGCGCCTACCCTGGATACTCCGCAATTTGGCAACGGAGCAGCCGCAGCGGAGAGCGCGGAACTGATATTCTGACTTGCGCCAGTGATGGTGAGCGACACCTGAAAAGATACGGTATTCCCGGAGAAACAAGTGCTTGCTGATTGAATCGAAAAGTTCCACTGGGATGCTGCCCCGCTATGACCATCGGAGATCAGGTTATTATCGGTCAAGGTGACTGAGAAATTACCGAACGAATCGCATTTAGCAAGAGGTAGAACGGTCTGAAACGTACTACCATTGATTGTTGGAACGGTGGTCGCTGTAGGTGCCGGAACGTAGGAAATCGAGGCGGAGCATCCCGTATAGGGCCGTCCAGTGGGATCATTCACTGTCGCGCTAACTGAAGTGGTCTGCGCTTTTGTTGAAAAACACAATCCGAACAGAAACAATCCCAAGATGGCAAATTTCTTCATCATCAATCTTCTCTGCCGCCCTTGTTGTCAAACCCTGTATTAACACTCATGGTTCCGGTTCCCGAAGTGCGCTTAAACTGTTTGGTCAGCGGGAAAGTGTCCTCATATTGTGGCAATTCCTCTGCGCCAGCAGTGACCGGAGAAACTAGTTCCGGTTCAAGTTCCGATCCCCATGTTTCCTTTAGCCTTCTAGTAAAATTGTCATCTTTGGTGATTTTCATTCCGGCCATATTGTTCTCCTTTATTGAGCAACCAATGTGCAACTACTGCCCCTGCTAATCACAAAGTTATCTCGATGAGGATGGCTCCGCCGGTGCCAGCGCCGCCAGCATGAGTTCCCACACCCCCGCCCGACCCGCCAGCGCCGTATCCGGTTCCTGGATTTCCCACCACGCCGCTAATCACGGGAGCGCCTCCGCTACCGAACATGGTGCTCCCGCCAGTCCCGGTTTGATAGGTTGTAGTGACTACAAATTCCTCACCTGGCAGCCCGGCTTGTCCAGGAATTAAGATTGTGCCGTTCGATGCTGTGCAAGTGCCGCCGATGCCTCCAAGACCAACGCCAATCGAAGATGAGCTTAATGTGCCACCCGCCGTGCCTCCACCGGCAGTGTCGGTTATAGAACCATTACTGAAAGTAGTGCTGCCACCAGAGGCCGAGCCAATGGCATAGGTGTAGGCCGTATTTGCAGCAAGCCCCAGAGTTGTTGCTGTGCCTTCCAGAATGATCGTGCATCCGGCCCCACCTGCTAGACCAAGAGTTGCGGAACCCGATGTTCCGCCAGCATTGCCTCCGCCGATAAGAGTTATTTTTACGTTCGATGTGCCTCGAAGATTGAGTGGCGATGTCCAGGACGTACCGGAGGTAAGAAACGTCGAATAGCCAAGGGTCGCGCCAGAATAGGCGCTCGCCACACAAGGATAAAGCAGACCTGAGACTACATTAATACCGATACTAAGGCCGGTGGAACAACCGCCCGTCGGAACGCCCGCTGTGGGCACGATGCCTTGTCCCCTTCCAGTGGGAACTACCATGAAAATAGCGATTAAGATTGCCGCAATTTTTGTTCGCATTAGTTGGCCAACTTTACGTAAGCATTGATGTAATAAGCCATCGGTGTAGCCCCCACAGAAGCGTAGTTGACCGTTGAGAACGTAAGAGCACTGCCATTTGTGTTCGCAACCGCAATCGTTCCTTGACAGGCGTTGCCAAGAGTATTTGCAGTCGTTCCGCTGCAACCCACGACTCCAGCCGCCCATGTCGGCGTGACCGTAACATTTACGGCAGCGCCGGAAAATTCATCGGTATAGGAAACCACGCATTGAGGAAGAGTGCTGGAAGTGGTCGCGGCGGTGCTCATTTCTATCTGGCAGGTCACGTCGTAAGCCGGTCCCCCTGTCGTTAAAAGTGTTTGCGCGGTTTCATTCGCCGTAAGTGGTCCGGGCTGACAGGCCGCAATCATAGTCCAGACTTTCCAGCCCGTACCTGTACTTCCGCATCCGGCAGGCTCGGGGATATATTCATTCCCAGACATAATGCAGGGTCTAAATCCTAGCGGCGCACAGTTGGTGCTGCTCGGAAACATTTGTACGGTGTTACTCAGGGAGGTATCAATGTTGTTCGTGATGTCCCAACCAGCATAGGTACCAGCATTTGTAGCAGCGGGGGCGGTGAAATAGGTTGAGTGCCCCGTGACTCCACCTTGAATCGTATTGTCGGTAATTACCGCAGGGCCGACACCGATTCCACCTCCAAGTTGGATGGTAGATGACACACCGCCAGCCGCGCATTGTGTTGAGTCTAGCTGATTGCCGATGAGTTTATGACCGATGCCTTGCAGCAAAATCGGAATACCGAATCCGAAAACATTGTTATCGGATAGCGTCCCGTAAGAACCTCCATCATTAATTCCAATGGAACCACACTGTCCGGTTCCGCTAGCTTCGCCTCCCGTATAGATGGCGCTATTCGAGATCATTACGGTATTTGTGCCCGCTGCCGATCCTGAAGGATTGCCTATCCCGCATCCTCCAGCGGTTACGACACCCGATGAATTGACCTGAATATTGACTCGATTTACAAATCCGGTAGGGAATGGCGTGTCGAAATAGATGGAGTAATTCGTGCAGGCGCCATTGGTGGTAATGGCTCCAAATCCGGTATTGAGTCCCGAACCGATTGTTCCCGAGCCGGTAAAATTATCATCGGTTATATAAACCGCCGAGCCTGTCGGCATGACATAGATGCCTCCGCCCTGGCCGCTGCCGTTTCCGCCCGTTCCGGTAAGCGATTGACCGCCTATAAAGGTTAAATAGCTGATTCGATATACTGGAGGCTGTTGCCCTGCCACAAATGCTGTCCCTGTAGCAACCGTCGGACCAATCTGGAAACAGGACTGAAGGGCCATCGCGCAATCAATCGTCGCTGGGCCTGAGATCGTTACGCCTCGAATGTTCGTAAAAATAATATTGCAGGTGCTAAGCAGGAACGCTTTTCCGTTTCCAGAGCCAAGTATTTGAACCGAGGCTGCACCTTTTCCGGCGTAGGCGTTGATCGCAGTAACCCAGGCCGTTGTCGCCGCGCCGCAGTTATTCGTCGAGTCGTCGTCAACCCACTGAACGCATGTGGCAGCGGATATTCCGGCACAAGAAGTCGTAGCGACGAAAACATCAGATGACGCCGGACATCCAGTAACTTGAGTGCAGGTGTAGTCCCCTGTCGTAGCCGCGACCGCCCCTGTGCGCGTGAATACCGAGGACACGGCCCCACCACCACCCCCACCGCCGCTAGTTAAACTCGATACCGATACGGCGGTAGAGTTCCTCATGTTTACGGTTGCCGTTCCGCTCGCATAGGCCGATGCTCGGACACAGAAAGTAGCCATTGCCGGGACTGCCACGGTCCAAGTTCCTCCGCTCGTCGTGCTGGTAACTCCCGTCGTGCTATTCGGAGGATAGGCGGTTGCGGTTGTGTAGTTAGTTCCATCCACGGTGGTTACGAATTGCAATGTGGCGCTAAATGTGTTGGACACGCTAAAAGAAACCGATGCTGATGTGGCGGTCGGAATGGACACAAACCCTCCCGCCGTGGCGCATTCGGTGCCGCTATCGGCGGCTGTAATAGCTCCAGATATAAATTGTCCTTGAGCCATTGCAGGAACGCTGCCACAAAGCACTAGAAATACGAAGATAAGTAGTTTTTTCAAATTTATCTCCTTCCGCTCCTACGTTTTGGCATTCGCTTGCTGTGCTTGACCTTGTGTTTCCGGCCACCGACCACTACTTCTTTTGCGTGAGTCTTGATGCCATGCATATGCGTGTAGGCGCGTGATTTCCGGTAACTCTCTGAAGAGCGAAAATGCTCAACTGGCATTTACTTCCGCCTTCCACCGCGCCGACGAGTTCGCTTGCTGCTCTTTTTGGTCCGGTGCATCGAACGGCCCCGTCCCCTCATCTTTTCTTCCTCGCCGTAGGCCGTGGCGGGTGTCTCGAAGGATGGTTCTTGACCTTTTGCCATTACTGTCCCTCCTGTTGTTGCTGCGGTTTAGGTGTCAAGAGCAGATTAATTAAAGCCGGACTCAATAATGACTTTGCCGCTGCGGGATTCTTTACCAACCAGTTTCGGAAACTCTCATTTGCGAGCGCCCGTGCAATACTTCTACGAAATGGAATCCTTCCAACTCCGTAGCTGGTCGGAGTCGCCTCAAACCGAGATGCCCCGCTATATTGTTCCGCGAGTCGTTTAATCTGCCCGATTCGCCATTGCAAGGGATCAAAAGGAGTTGAAGTATCCGCTACTTTCGGATAAGCCGATACTTTCGGAGCCTCTTCGAGAGTAGGGCTTTCGGGCGGTTTCTTGAGTCCTTGAATTCTCGCTATTTCTGGAACTCTTTTAGGCAACTTGGCTGCCTGATCCATTGAGTTTTTCATGGTATCGAGCGTCGTGGTCGGTATCCTGTAACTTTTTAGCATCTGATTGGCAATGCGGTATTCGGCATCTCCGGAAAGGGCATCTTGTACGTATTCGGGACGTAGTTTCCCGGTAATCGGATCGCGTGCCGCGAGCGCCCTTGCAATGGGTGAGCCTCCCCGACTGACCGGAGACGTGTTATTGAACGTATTTTCTAGGCGCTTCCAATTCTCCTGCGCGGCTTGGAAGCGGTCGCCCTTATTCTCAGCTTCGGCCATCGCTGCCATCTGTTTACCGATCACATTTTCACGGATGTTCTTATACGCCGAGAATTCATCACCAGGAATGTCGCCGCCGTACATCGCCCTGCCAAGTTCGCTGTAGTATCCATGCAATTTGTCAAAAGTAAGTGCCGAAGAAACGGGAGCTTCCGGCCTTGCCACTGAAAGGATGGCATCTACTTCTCTTGGAGTGAATCCAAGATTAGGAAGTGCGCCACGAATATCGGCGGTGCTCATCGCCTGATAGCCGGGTTGACGTTGAATTAGTTTGGTCGCCTCAAGCTCCTTGGTCGTGAGTGCTCGTGGACCAGTAGCCTTCTCTTCAGGCTCAATTTCACTCAAAATTCTTGCGATTGCCGTAGGTACTTTTTCCGAACCACGGAGACTCTTTTTGACCTCATCCTGAATTTGCGAATAAAGCTGCGCTCCATCGGCTTTGGCCTCAATTTGTGGATAGAGAGACTTTGCCACGGCAGTTTCCTGCTCCCTGATCTTGGGCAAAGACTCGGCAAGCTGGTCCCGCGCTTGTTCGGCCTGCGTTACCAGAGATTCCCTGCGCTGTACGGCTTCTTGTGTACGCTGGTAATTGTTTTTTGCTTCTGATAGCTTGCGGACATTGTTTTCATGCACATCCGCTGATTCTTTCGAGTGCTGCGCTAACGCCTCGGCGTTCGATTTGTCCACAGCCGCCTGGGCATCTTCCATTTGCTTTTTGGCTTCCGCTATGGCTTGTGCGTTTTCATCGCGCAACTTAGGGAGTTCGGAAACCCTTTTTTCTTGGGCCAGTTTCACAGCGGTATCGCCCACACCAGCCGCGCTTTGCAGTCCTCCACGCACGGTTTCAGGAATGGCTGCCACTTTTTCGGCAATCGCCGGAGAAGCCTTCGCAAGTCCCAAGGCAGTTAGGAGTGCATTAAGTGAGCTTCCCGCGCTCCCTGCATAATCCTTGTTTGTGAACTGTTCCTGTCCCTTTGCCGCCGAAGAACCAGCGAAAGGCACTCCCGATTCAAGATACTGAATCGCGCCAGAAATCTTATTAGCTGCTCCGGGCTGCTTCAATCGGCTTATAGCCGTATCAACTGTTTGACCATGACCTGCGTAGGGATTGAGTCCCTTGACCGCCTTTCCTGCCGCATCAAGCCATGTGCCTAAGTCGCCCATTCCCGAATAGAAATCTTTGGTAGTAGGGTCTATATTGGTTCCTTCGGGCAAACCTGCGAATGAAGTGATAGCACGGTTGGTTGCGCTCGGAGGAGTGATCGGATTCCACTTCTCGCCGTCCCACCCGAATTTCGGCGTTCCGTCTGCGTCCTTTGCGATGTAGGTATAATTATCGGCCAACGGGCACCACCGTCATGTTCGGAGCCGGAGGCGGAGGAGGCTGTCCTCCGGAAGATTGAGTGAGCCATGCCGGAACGGGAAGACCAGCCGCCGTTAATTTGGCAACCGCATCATCCTTTTTCATCTGATAATCTTCCATCGCCTGCTGCGCTATCATCTGAGTCAGGGGATCATTGCCATATGTTTTAGGATTCCAAATACTGAATTGCTTGTTCATCTTCTGGATTGCTAGATTCAAACTTTGTAGTTTCGTCGAGGCCGACATGACCGCCTTTACTGCGTTGGTCGCATCGGTTCGATCTTCCTGCTTGGAATCTTGAATCCATTGATCGTAAGTGCCCTTTGGATGGTCCCGCTTCCACAATTCAAAGGGAGTCTTATCGCCGCTGTCTCCAGTTCCAGGTTCCTTTGCTGGACCGAGTTTGACGTATTGCCCTGTAGCGTCCCGCGTGCCTTGAATCTTTTTTGCCGGATCGAATTGCCACTTGTACCCACCAAAAATCTCAACTTTTGGCCCTTCCTGCGTCGTTGGCCCCGTTTCCGAGCGGGACGTGAGAAACCTATTGAAATCCTCCATCACCTTTTCCGGTGCCATCCCCGAATCAAGGCTTCCAATCAGTCCGGAATAAACTCTTTTTTCAAGTGCCGATGCTCCACCTTCATTGGCGAGAGAAAGTAGCTGTTTACGAAAACCTTCCTTATCAATCGGAGAAGGCGTGCCATCGGCCAAAGTCTGAATCTTGTAAGTTCCAGTACCTTGATCGAAAGTTACTCCGCCAATTGCGCCGCTTGGCAACTTTTCTAGTCCATAGGGTTGCGGTTGACCGGATTGCTTGAGTTTTTGCTGCAATTCCTGAATCTGAAGTCCGGCCATAATCTGTTTCAGTTTCTCGGCAGCCGCTTGCGTCGAAAGGGCAGTATTCGCCTGTTGCGCCGAGGAAACGTCATTGCCGACGCCGCCCGCTGTCCTTGCGAAGTTTCCGAACCAGCCGCCCATTAGCTTGTCGCTCCCAAAAGACTCAAAAGACTGTTATCCGATGGCGGAGTTAAACTTCCGAAATCGTATGTTCCGGTTGTATCAGTTGTAGGCCCCGCCGGAGGTTGACCAACTCCAAGTTGATCGTCAGTTGGTTGAGTCGCTCCCGGTCCACTAAACGTCCCATTTCCGGCATTAGTGCTCTTGAGCTTTGCTAATTGCTGTAAAAATAGCATCATCGAAGGCGTCATACTCTGTTGCCCAGGCAGAGCCTTTAGAATGGCATCGGCATATGTAGCCGGAAGTCCGAGTTGAGTCAAAACCTGCTGTAATGCCGTGTTGTAGTTCTGCTGAACGACAGGAGCAATCGCTTGTTCTTCATTCGCTGCGAAAATACCTGGGGCCTGTGCTAGACCTCGTGAGGCCATATCTCCCTGTACCGAATTGTTGATCGCCTGAATCAAAGAATTATTGATCGGTCCTTCGGCCTTCACGGCCATCTGTGAAAGTTGCTCTGGTGTTAGGTTGGCAACCTTATTTTGCTGCGCTACAAGAGCATTTTCTTCCTTGGATTGCGCGTTTCCGGCAAGCAGGTTCCCAATCGCTCCTAGACCAGTCGAGGCTCCGGAGAGAATCGGCCCTGTCGCCGGATTCGAGAATATCTTTCCGATGGAACTGAACACATCGCTCATGTTTACCCCGGCGTCCCGTAGATGTTATTGCTGGCCTGTTGCGCTCCGCTTCCTACTCCGCTTCCTGACGTATCGAGTAGCCCGATTAGCTGAGTCAGGGCGTTCGGTGAAAGCCCTCCGCCGGTCTGCGCTATGAGATTTGATCCTGCATTCTGCGCTACTTGAACTTGCGGCTGAGATGGTGCTGTTGGAGTTGCCGGAGTAGGTAAAGACGTAGGCGTAGTAGGTGTGGAAGGTGCCCCCGGCTTACTCACGAGAGCATCAATTCCTTCTCCAATCCCTACCCCGGCAGAGGCGGCGGTTATAAATGGAAGTATGGCAGCAATCCAAGGCATCTAAGCAGCCTCCTGTTGATTAAATAACCCATAACACAAGGCCATCGACCTTTCGAGCACCCCGCCGCCTGTCGCTTCGACCATTTTAAGAAGTTGACTCTCCACGTGCGTTCCTTCACCGAACCAGACCATGTATCCTCGATAACCGCGCTCGTTCATTTGCCGAAACGCGGAAGTTAAAAGCCTTCCCGCTGCGTGAGACGGTGCGCCCTCGACCATAACGATTCGCAATAAAATCACGGCAATATGGGCAGGAGCCGTGACCAGTATTCCCACTGGTTTTTCGTTGCATTCGACAATCCAAATCCATTTCGGGTCGCACTGGCACTGTTCGTAGCCCGTCCTAAGTTGGGCAGGAAGTTCTTCTCCGAGAATCAGGTTTCTTACGAGCATATTGACGGTACGCCAAGAGCCTTGGGATACAACTGATAATCTAGCCGACTAATTTCAATGCCTCCCGACCCGGAAATAATCGCATTGAATCTCAATCCATCAAGCCTCGGCCCGCAAAACACTTCAAAATCCCCCGACGACGGGATCGTGTAATTTCTGACAGGCTTGGCTTTTCCGTTGACGTAGGGCGTAATGGCAATAGTGATCGCTCCATCGGAAAATCCTCGTATTGCCAGCCTTCTCCATTCGAGTTTCTGGTCCGCCGGATTGCTGAACGCTTCGGGAGACTTCATGCTCCACAAAACGGGCGTATTCGCAACCGGATCGCCTGTGTACCATAAAATGTCTCCCGCCTGCCAGCGTTGCAAGGTTCCATCGGAAAACCCGCCGAAAATAGTCAAAGGATTAGAAGTAATTGGTCGTACTTGCGTCATGGAACTAATCGGGAAGGGTAGATCGACGGGACCGCCCCAACACTTTAACACAAGGTCATAGTTCAAAATGCGGGTAAGTTGCCCTCCCGAATTTCCTATAGGAATAGCAAAAACGTACATAGGTGGATTGGCGGTGAGACACCCTTGCGAGGCTGGAATCCAGTTCGCGTCGGCTACTGTGATGTCGGAATTGTCTTGGTTGTTCGATGGAAACAGGTAGGGACGCATCTCTTCGGAAATTACCGTGTCCTGCACGCCATCGAATAAAGCGACGCCGAGATGAGAATATCGAGCGACTCCGTATCCCGGCACAAACCAGATGGACCGGGGAGCAAAGCATCCCATATCCGAGCGGATTCTTTGAATCGAGAAGTTCGAGGAACCAAACACACCGACAATTTGATAACCAGCATAGTTCTTAAAGGCGACAAGAGAACCTTCAGGGGGAATGCCTTCAGCGGAAATAGTGAATGTGGCAAATCCCATGCCTTCGGTTCCATCGTCTTTATCGAGAAACGCCTGATTGATTGGATTCCAAGAGATCGGATTATTTACATCGGACATTCGCATTGAACAAGGCCCGTCAAGTCCTGAAGCTGTGTTTGATGGGTAGGTATTGAGAACCCATAGGGAACCGGAATAGACGATGATGTGACCTGCTCCCGGTGGAGGGGGAGCGGAAGATTGAATTGATCCAGCGTTTTTCCAAATGATCGTTCCATCCGATATTTCCTGACCGAGCACTGAAGCATTTGTCCATGTGGGTTCCGATCCACCGCTTACTCCCGCTTGAACAGCAATAAAGTAGTAGGTTTCCGGCGTGGTGACGGGCTGTACAACACTGTTAACGGCATATTGTGAGTTTGTGACCCATCCTGGATACGCAGGAATGAACGTGTTAGTGATCGGGACAGTCGAAGTCGTGAATGTTCCTGTCGAAGCTCCACCGCTTGCTGTTGGATTACGAACAGTAAACGTACCTCCCGCGCCGGGAGAAACAGCAATGACCGGGAAAGCCCCGTTATAGCTGGAATCCGACATGCCCGATAAAATGACGTTTGATCCCAATGGAAGATTGTTGGCTGTGATCGTGACTAACCCTGAAACGGTGACGGTTACTTGATCCCCGGTTACGGAAACTGAAGCTATGGCTCCGGTAAAGGCGGGATTGGTAGGAGTTCCGGTCGCATCGGAATAGAGTTGTGGAGGAAAACCATTCCCTAGTGCGATGGCAACCCGGTTTGTGAATTGAACCATCTGCGGAATGATCGAAGTCAGTCCTACGACTCCTCCGGAGGGTGTTGAGTTGCCCTGCCCCGAAATACCGGCAGTGGTAGTCCCACCTCCTCCAGTCCCGCCGCTCGGAGGTTGGCCAAATCCGTTGAGAGAAGCCGGAAAGTAGGCAACGATATTCGCAGCCGAATAACTTACCGGAATCGTTCCGCTCGGCATGAGGTACAAAACGGTTTGCTGTGTGGTGTTGACAACCGGAGGACTGGTTCCTCCGCCTTGAATCGTGCCTCCAGTACCAGAAATGTTTCCTGGTATTCCAAATACTGAAACTCTTGATAGAGTCGTGGAACTTATCTTTGAAAATCCGGTGTACGTTCCGTCAATGCTCGTTCCTGTAACTATGAATGATTGCCCGGATTGAATAGAATTTGGAATCGTGGTTGCAAATGTAAAGATCGTATTTCTTGGATGGATGCGGCTCCAAGAAGCAAGCGTATAAGTGGGCTGCGGGTTCGTAATCGTATCGTTAAAAGTGACTGTTCCGGTGATCGGATTAGGCTGCAATACTGGCAATCCCACGCCAACCATCTGTAATTCGCTTCCTGAAGTGCTTCCTCGATAAATGTTATATCCGAAGGCATTGGGAACCACATACCAAACGAGCGTAATTCCCGCAAATCCGGAGGAAATCGTAGTAAATATTTCATTTGAGACGGTCGTTTCTCCTCCCGCTCCGTCAAGGGCTGTAATCACGTAATAATAGGTGCCTGCCGGGAATGATCCACTGCCTTCGGGAGCTACTGATTGAAGATGCGGGGGCACCAGAGGTTTATCGAGAGATTGGGCAAGCACAAGGTAATACGAACTTACGCCGGTCGGAGAAAACAGAAATGCATCTTCAAATCTTCCGCGCCCCGATGTTACTGATCCTCCGAAGGCATTAATAATCCCTGACCCATCACAATCGGATAATCCTCCCCGGTCAGTCATAATCATGTTCGAGGCGCGAGGGATTGCACCTTTCGGCAGTGTGAAAGGATCAGTCTCGGAGTGAATTCCTCTGAGGAACGGGCCGAACGTAAGTGGTTTAACTGGCATCTATGGAACCACCCACCCACCACCCAAGGATGGTATGACTTCGAGGTTGTTGCTCGAATCGCCCAGTTGTCTCGGTCCGGTGGTCACCTTGTTTTGCTTAAACCATCCCTGCAAACTCGCCTCAAAATCCTTCTTGAGTGCCTGGTATCCTTGAATATCCTGTTCGGCAAGTTTCACGCGAGCGAGTCCGTAAATCGGAAGCAAGGGACTCCATTCGTCGGGAATCTGCACCGAAGTAAGGGCCGATCCGGGCTGGTAGTTAATGTCGAATGTTCTCCATCCGTGAAAAAACAGGTTGAGTTCGAGAACGGGTGCTCCGATATTATGAGCAACCGCAATAGTTCCTCCGACACCTCGAATCAGGTTCTTAAACGTATTTCCTGCCTGCCCGTTGTACATCATAATTTCCGAATCGACCTGCATACATCCGTTAGTGAGAAGAAATCCTCCGCCATTTATAAGAACAGCAGAATTCGCTGCTGCTGAAAGAGCGGAGGAAAGGGTTGTCGAAGCTCCGGTACGGGCAGGTTGCGGCCAAACTTCGATCATCATGCGGTCGGAAAGAAGAGTTGTCGTCACTTGGGAAAGTACGGACGCGGTAATCGAGTTTCGGCGAAAGAAATTCCCTGCCTTATCCGGTGCCAGTGGATACCCGTCATACCAGACATCGGGAATCATCTCCCATTTCCCTAAAATGACGTACATAGGCTGGCCGACCTGGGTTTGCACGCCGGAATAGTCGATCATTCCTCCGCAGATATTGCTTCCTAGAGATAGAGCATCATTCACCCAATTAAAAACGGTTGTGGCCGAAAAGCTGTCACCATCAGTGTCCGGATTGTAGGCTGTATTGCGACTTGGCGGTGATCCGGCATTAGTAGGATTCGCGCTGATTATGAATGGAGAAACGGTCGATTCGACAAACTGGCTTTCCGATCCCTGCGCTCCCCCAGCAAGAGTTAAATAGGCCCGGATCGTCGTGGCCGTCGGAAAAAGGGCAGATGTAATTTGAATGCCTTGATTAACTCCCACATTCTGAATGGTAGATTCGGCAGTTCCAAGAGTTTCTCCCCAATTATTTCTCTGCGTGACTACGAGGTAATAATTTCCAGCAGTAAGAGTCGATCCTGTAGCAGCTACAATCGAAAAAGAAGCAGTCGGCGCAGGAAGAGTCTGCGGCTGGTCGGTAATACTTTCGCGTATAGCTTGCACGACATCACCCACGAGCATGTCTTTTCTCCCATCCTACGTAGGTTCCACGTAATCTGTTCTCCCGTGCACCTGGTCTATTCCACGCATCTTGCAGTACGCGCCGAAGGGCAGCACTTTTTCTACCCACAGCACCAAACATAGACAAGAATCTCAGTGTGTCTTGAGCTTCCACCTTTTTGACCAACAAATAAGGCATAACCAACCGAATAAACTGCTTGACGCACTCAATTCTGCTTATTTGCAAGTACCATCCGTAAAGATACTTTGGGTTCTTATATTTGTGCACATGAACCTGTGAGATAACTCCATGAGTTAATAAGAACCTCGATATTTCTTGTAAAACAATGCGACCGCGTTCACCCGATTGAGCAATTTGAATTCTTGAGTGACATCCGGTGAACCTATCTGGCCGAGTATATGCACGGACACACCCCTCTCCATCGAAAAAACCTGCTATATATGCCAAACCAATCTCTCCAACTAACATTTACTCTCCTAAACTGAAAGGCCGGGAGCCTCTGGTTAGTAGAAGCAATCCCGGCCCCTTCCGCGCAAGTACTATACTACCTAAAACTCAAGGTTCTCCATAAATTTCCACGTCCATCGTAGCCGCAGGCGAAGTGCCTCCAAGTGTCGGTGTCACGTTCACAACCTGCGCGTTAGTCGAGACAGTCGGAGCAAGCAATGTTCCGGTTGCACCTCCACCGGCAGTTGAATAATCGACGCAAAAGGCAATGAACCCATCCCAGTAGCTTGTCGAACTGAGCGTTACCGCCGTTCCGAAGTTCCAATCTCCGATAACAACCGTGTTCGTGCCATCGGTGAGCGCGATCTGGAGCTTGGTCAAGGTCGGAGTCGTTCCGGCTCCGTTGTAAATCTTGACACGAATCTTGCCACGATAAATGGCAATAGTAAGTGATCCGGTCGATGGCACCGCCGATGCTGAACCGGAAGACACGGCAATCGCCGTTCGAGCGACGAGGAATCCAGAACCAAATCCAGGCCCGGTTGTTGCGATGGAATTTACGATTGCCATGTCATTCTCCCCTTATAAGATCGAAGTTACTTTTACGCCCATGCGGGGCGAAAGATCGGCCAGTTGCCAGGTGAGGTAAATGTTGCTCACTAGTACACGTTGGTTGGACGGCTTAACCCAAGGGTCAATAGTGAAATAATCCGCCTCATGAAATGTCGGGAAAATATATTTCGTGTTCATGATATAAGCGACGTTCGCCGGAGCGTTGCGGTCGGCCAGCACGATGCAGTTGTTGAATAAGAAGTGATACCGGAAACCGGCTTGCAAGGCTTCCTTGTCCTGAATATTCGATTCGTACCGAAGATTGGACATAAACGCCTGCTTGAAGTTCGAGTAGCGCGTGTTGTCCATGACCATCAAATCGGGTTCATCATAACCATAGACTGCCGACCAGTAGGCCGAATCCGCGACCGATGTTGAAAGATTAGCCGATCCTCCCGATACGTTTGCGGCGGGCTGCCAGAAGGTGTTGCCAGCGGTGGACCGATTTATTCCGGCAATGGTGTTTGTCGTTTGTCCGATCCACTGGTCGATATTGTCGATGTCGAGTGAAGTATTCTGCGGAGCCGATCCCCACAAGGAGCGGGAAAGTTTCTGCATGAACGAACCAGCGGCGGTCTGGAATTTCTGCCGAACGATGTCCACTCCAGCATAGCCGCCTCGACCAAGAATAATATCGGTATAAGGCAATACAACGGCTTCGTAGTAGAACCTCCATTGCTGCTCGGCAGGCTGCACCACGTCTTGCAGGGCGGTATTCAAAAGCTGTGCGCCGTAGTAGGCTCCGCCAGTTGTTTCTTCGGAGAAGAATTCGGGATAGACAAGCGCACCGCCTGCCATCTTTTTGCCGCGCCGAACCAGCGCCCATAGCGTAGGGCTTGGCAAAAGCACTTGATCGCCCAAGACAGGGGCCACAAATTTCGTGACCAGGGCCTGAACTGTGTTGACCAGTTGCGCGGGCGGCGAAGAAATTCCTGTTCCTGTTACGCTTGACATGCAAATTCTCCTTGTGGGTTACTGTAAAGGACCTTCCATCGCTGCCCGAAATTCCGGGTCATCGGCAATTCCTTTGAGAACAGCTTCAGAATTCAAATCCTCGATCTTTGCAATCGGAGGCTTGGCATCGGATTTCACATTTCGGAATTTCGCGCTTGATCCTGGCCTGCCGCTTGCCGCTACAGCCTGTTCCTGTTCCCATTTCTTGCGTTCCTCGGCAACCTTTGAGGCGGCATAGGCTTCGAGGCGTTCCGGTTCGCGCAGTTTCTCGATGATCGGATCAAGGGTTGGGAGGCCGTAGGAATCCTTAGCCCCCTGCGATACGGCTTGCCTTGCAAGTTCCTCGAATTTCTGGCTGTTTCGGACTTTCTCCGGCAGGGCATTGAATTGACCGCGCATCCGTTCGAGGGCATAAATCGCTTGCGCGTTATCGAGGGCTTTTTGTGTCGCGGCGTTAGTTTCATTGAGTTTATTGATTGTCGCAACGAGTTTGTCAATTTCTCCGACAACCGGCTGGTAGAACGGGTCTTTGCGCCAGTCATCTCCGGTATTTACGGCAGGCGGTTTTCCTGCCTTATCCGCTTGTTCCTGCAAACTGGCAAGCAGTGTGGCGGCTTGCTGTGCCAGTCTTTCCGCTTCCTGTCTTTTCTGAGCCGCCGTCTGTTTTTCGCCTTCTGCCATCCTCGAAAGTGATCGAAGATCGCCGAGCGAAAATTTAACGCCGCTCGGATCGGTGAATTCCTGATTGTCGGCCAGTTGCGCGTTATCGAGTATTTCTTTAAGTGTTGCCATTTTAGACTCCTAATCCTGTCGCCATTGTCGGCGAGGGTGCCCCTGTGCCGCCTGGAGGCTGAGGTCTTGGTATTGCCGAAAGTTGGATAGGTCCGCCGGTTGCCTGCGCTGTCGCCTGAGCGGTCTGTAGTTCCTTAATCGCCGCGTCGAGGCCCTTAAGAGTTCCCGATAGAGCGCGAGCAGCGCCAGGAATACGCATAGAAAGTGAAGCAATGTAGTTCGAGATGGTCTGCTTGACCGAATTGATTTCCTTGAGGGCATAACTGGGATCGGCACCCTGAAGCTGAGCCGAAGCATTGCCAACATCGGAATCCGGAGCACCCGCACCCGTAGCTCCCGTGCCGCCGCTTTTTGCAGCCAGCATTGCCATAAGAGCAGGTCCGATGCCGCCGGGACTAGCCACGCGAAGGACTCTTTCCGCCGCGAGACGTATTACCTCGATCTAGGCCATGCATCAGACCCATCGGGTCGGAAGGATCAATTTCAGTAGGGGCATTCGCCGTATCGGGGTCGTTCTTGGTCCGGTTTCCTTCTTCGTCCATCGGCGTAATCAAAAGATCGTATTTCTTACTTGAAAATTTGTCCGGCATTGCATCTCTCCTTGTGACTATGGGAGGTGTTCGTTAGCACCCCCCATCGCCAGCGATCTAAGTTCTTCCCGTTTTTTGGTGCCGCAGGTGGTTACTTCCGTTTTCCACCGCGACGATGCTTGCGCCTCGCCATTTTGTTGGACTCCTTTCTGCCGAGGTCATCCATTACAGGAGAGTCCCCCTCGGCGCTGATTAGAAACTTATCGACGGGTTCCGGTCTTTCGCATTCCACGCTTGAATCCACCACGTTTTCTCAATTTACCCTCCCGTCGTCGAAACTTTTTGGATACCGGGAATCTCCGTACCGCTCGATGATCGAAGCGCCCTGCCTGCACAAATACTGCATCAAGGCATCCTCCGACTTGTGGATGTCCATGACTTCTTTGTGAAATTGGAAAGGAATCGAAGGAACGCCATCAATCGCCACGCGGCAGGTTCTCCACCCGTTCTCGTCCCAAAAGGGATCAAGTTCGAGTAGCTCAAATTTTGTGGCGTAATTACTTTGCACCCGTGGAGAGTGAGGTTATAGGGTAGGCAGTGTCAATGACCCATCTGCGGGGATACAAAGCCAATAACGTCCTTTTTTGTCCTTATAGGTGGGAATATTGGCCGCCGTGAAGGTTCCGTTAACACACCAATCTTGAATTGTTCGGCAAGATCGACCGTAAAATCTTGCTGCGTAGGCTACCGAACGCCATGTAACGGGAATTATCGGAGAATTATCGTAGACTGATTTATGAGTGTTCACCGCTTTACTTTTGCTAGTGCCGCAAGCTCCATTTCCTTCTGTACGGCCTCGGCTATCGCTTCAAAATCGGGCACATCCAACATCTCTAACGCATGGTAGACATCAATCATGCCAGCTTTCTTTAATTCTATCACTTGTGCTCTCAATGCACTCTCAGACATCGGCCTAATAGAGCCATCCTCCAACCGGATGTCATAATCCTCTGCCGCTTTTGCTGGTTCCCAAACGATCTTATCCGACATATCGGCTGATTTTTCTTCCGGAGGGTCTTGCTGGTCGTCTGGGGCGGTTTGTTTCAACTTCGCCATCAAACTTGCCATCGCGCCTTGTGGCTGGCTCATTGTCGTTTTCCTGATCTGCGGGATGTTTTCCGATAACCGCCTGCGTCCCGCGCCACCCTACGCGCCGTATCTTCGGCATCCCTGACGGGCAGGCGTGCTGCCTCTCTAACATTCACTGTGTCGGTTCGATTTGATCCAGAGTCTCGGTAATCGTTGTCATAGGCAGACTTACGAGCAGCCTCTCTACTTTTGTCACGATTCCGTTCACGATTAATCTCCGCCCAAACATCATTACTCATATCGTCGCCTCACGGACTGCCTTTTTGATCTTTCGATTCGTATAGAAAGTTCTTGGATTCGTCTGGAATTTGCACATCGTATAGAACATTAGTTCTGCGACTTTCTGCACCGAATATGCAAAAAGCCTTGATTTTAGGCGGGTAATCGACTGCGATTGGCTGACCGAAGATTCAAAAAGGTCCGCGCTGATATTTCCCGCTCCAGGGTTTCCTTGTCTTGACTGTGTAAATCCTTGAAGTTCCTTCTGAAGCTGAAGATATTGCATCGGAAGCTGAACCATTTGTGCAGGCATCTGCGGGGGGTATTTGAATTCAATTGAGTTTTGAGGAGCGTTCGGGTCAACGACAATTAATTCTCCCGGAAGTCCGCCTATTGAATCCGCAGTGATCCCCGAAGCTGCGTTAATCACAACCACGGCATTGTTCGTCCGGTAGGCATTCTCGAAGGTCTGCGTCATCAATCGTTCCGAAGCATCCTGCAAACTTTTTGTAATCTTCGAGGGAGCAGGTGCCCAAACGGTGTCGTAGGGAGGAAGTGCCCAAACCGGAATAGCAGGCCACATCAAATCAAGGGGCACCCAACTATCTCCGTCTAGTAAAATAGTTCCTTCACAATCGACGATCATCCGGCCATTGGGATACTTGGGAAGCATTTTCGGAACGGGCATTGAACGCTTCTCAAATTCCGTCTTTTCGGCTTGTGTCGGTTCTCTGAGCGTCGAATCCTTTGCGTAGAGAATTCTTCGCCGAAGCAGCCCATCAGCATTGTATTGCTGTCCACCGGGTAATCCCCGAACAGTCACGGACATGGGACCGGGAGGCATTTCAATTCCACCGGCGGGAGGTCCGGCAAGGGCTTCGGACTTGGCTGTTTTGGGATTTACCGAATCCGAGTGGTCGGGATACCGCATCCTAATTTCATCAAGGTAAACCTGATCTTCAATGACCATCCACGTCCAGTCTTCCGGCCACGGACTAATCGGGTCCACATAAATTCCTTGCTGCTTTCGGGCGCGGAGCCATACGTTTCCTTCGCCCTGCCGAGCCAGTGGATCATAACCACCAACAAGGAAGGATGTGCCGCTAAATTGCGCGTAAATCTGCGATTGAAGCAGGTAGAAATTGAATCGTTCCTGCTTCCAGTGTTCCTGAAATGCTTTTTCTCTTTGTTCGTCCCGGCCATCTTTTTTATGGTTAATGTGTACACGGATCGAGGCATCGGTTAAATCAGTGGCATCGGAAAGAAGAAGGACTTGCAGTTGCGGTGCGCGGATTTGAGGCCGGAAGGTGGGAGTCTTTCTGGTCCTGTCCCTGAGATTGTAGAAATTCAGCGTATCTTCGTCCCAGTTAGGACCGTAAACTTCTCTTCGGGCGTCCTCGGAGATGCGTAAAAGTTCATCAATTTGCCGGGAACGGAGGTCTTTTTCGGAACCGGAATCAGGAGTGTTTTGTGGCGTGGCACCTTGCGCTGTCCGAAAAACCGTAAAAGCGGGCATCTACTCTTCGTCCTTGAAATACTCCAAAGGTTTATTCTCGAAATGCGGAAAACCTCGTGATCGTTCGCTATCATAGACAGCTATGGTAGGACTAGGTTCGCGCACACTTGCTTCGGGATATAAAAAATCAATCTTGAATATATGCCACTTCACCGGAAATCGTTTCAAGAGGAATTTGGGAAACCACCGCTCTTTTATGGCCTGCCACCAATCGAGAGGATACTTAATTTCCTTAACTCGTTCTCCTGCCACAGTGTTTAGCATTTGCACGACGAGCATATTCATCGTCTGAGGAACAACGGCTTTCAAAGTAGCATTTGGAAGGTTTCTTTCAATCAGAGAATTTTGGTAGAAATAACGCCAAGAGGTTTCTACGGTAGTTACTTCCGCAGATATTTTATTCGGCACCCTAGTTAACTCTTCCTTCATTTAGAAAATGCTGCACCTGTTCCATCGCGCTTTCCTGCGTGTTTCCGCCTTCATCCTTCAGCGATTCCCGAACCTTGAAAATAAGGTCCGCATAATCCTTGGGAGCCATGAAGTTCGGAGCCAGTACGTCGCCAGTAGAAGAAAGTCCAATAAGTAGTTTCCTGTCCGCGTGTTCGGCCTTGTTCAAAACGTCCATCCCGAATTGCTTCCAAATCTTGCCCCATACCCCTTTGTCATCTAAGCCTGCGTACTCGGCGGAACTGTCCTGAACTTCGTTCCCTTCCCCTCGTTCACTTCCCTCGCTAGGCGGGTCTTCGCGTCGAGTTGTTCTTCGAGTTCCGCTAGTTCCTCGTCCGACCGGAGCGTTCGGCGCACTACGTCCTGGGTCGCTTGCGTCTCCGCTCGTTGTTGCGGCACTACCTCTTTTGGTCGGAGCCATGCTTGATTCTCCGGCGGCACCACCATGATTTTACCGCTGGTGACGCGCACGACAATCTCGGATGTCGAACGGTCGTACTCTATCAGAAGCGCGTGTCCTTTTACAATATCATCATACGCAGGGGCGCTAATTCGTATCTCGCCTTGATTCGCAAGAGCCAATGCTACCAGTAACCGGGCTATAGCTTTTGGATCATTTGGGTCAATATCGTATCCAGGCATCAGGCTACCTCTTCCTCTCCATCTTCCCTCGGCGGATTGTCGATCAATCTGGAAACCATCGCAAAATGTTTCTTCATCGCCGCTTCTGGCTCATATTGCACCACGTCCCCTCGCCCTCTCATCTGCCGGATCGCGTCGGCCATGTCCTGATCTTCCTGTGGTCTAACTGGATTGGGTGATCGAGGAGGAGCGTATTGCTTTAAGGCAATGTTTCCGAGCATCGCGGCAAATAAAATATCGTCATGGCCCTGTTCGACTTCCGGCCTTACGTCTTTAATCGTACATCGTTCGATTTGACTGGCAAGCTGTTCATCGAAAATGGTAATACCATAGTCACCATCTGTTCCGGACCCTTCGCGTAAAGAGACACGAAGTTGCTCGAAAAGAACAGTACGCATATGCCCGGTAGTTTCAAATCCGAACGTCATTCTGCTTTTCGATCCCGCGATTTTATCGTCTTTCCCTTTCCAGAAATAGATGTTGGGATACTTAAGTCCATCTCTAAGCATCGAAAGAACCGTGTACCCGTAACCACCTGTAAGTTCTGGATTAAGCATTGCTCTGTTGTAATGTCGTCCAATGGAAGCTCCGTAGGTCGCAAACAGTTCGGGCACACAGTAGGCAGAATATCGTGCGACTTGATGCCCAGTGTTACCATTCCACACGACCATTGCACTAAAATCTCGCCCTTCGATACCCCTAGCAGCATCCATCCCGGCGTAATAGTAGTCTCCCGGTCTTGGGTCTTCCCAAATGGCGAGGTCGCCTTTGTAGTGCTCTCGGAACTTGAATTCACCTTCGAGGGATCGTTCAAGGAATCCGACTGCTTTTGGTTTTCTGACATTTTTCTTTGCCCACCTGACTTCCTCACCCGTGAAAGCAGGGCGTCCTGAAGCAATGAAACTTTCTTCGGCAGTCGTAGGATATTCCTGGTGGAAAGTATCAATGTTTCCGCCGCATTCCGGGGAGTTGATTTTAAGCCTTCGCCATGCGAGTTGCCCCTTCGAGAAACCACGTGCGAGTAATTCTTTTTCCTCTTCATCGGCGGGTGCGTCTTTGGCGAATTCTTCCGGTGCCACGCACGCCGGATCATCGGTCCAGCTTAGAAATACTGCTTCCCATTCGCTTCGGCCTTCGGCGGCGTCCCAGTACATATCGTGGAAGACTTCACCTTCGCCTTCCGATCCGTTCGGAGTAGACTCGATGACTCCAATCGTATTTTTGTGCGTCGAAAGGGCCGGAAGCAGAGAAATAAACGCATCCGGTGAAATCCAGTGGGCTGCTTCCGAAGCATGAAGCGCAGAGAGAGTAAACCCTCGACCGGAAGTGTCTTTCCCGGCGGTAATAATCTGCATGAGGGCGTCTTGGGTATTATGCGGGAAAGTTAACTGACGCTCGATCTGCTTGATATTCAAAAATGGCACAGCTGGTAGGAAGTCTTTCGGAACACGAAACAGTTCCTTCGAGGTCTTGAATTCATGCGCCACAATCAGGGAGTGAGAGCCGGGAAGAGAGATGCCATGACAAAATAGCAACCCTTCAGTCCATGAGGAACACGTAACACGCCTAGCTTTGTCCACAACTAACCTGATTGGTTTGCCTTCATCGAACTGTTTTTGAGCCGCTAGATGGAGTTTCTTCTGATTGAACTTGAAATTAAACGGTACGGATACGTGCGAGTCTCGATCCTTTATGGGAAGGCGATTGAGGAACTTCTCTACGGCATCAAGATTCAAGGGCTTCCTTTATTGGATCGTTAAGCCACCAATATTCCCCGATTTTCAGGACCGCTAGAAGAATTTCTTCGTTCAAAAACTCGGCACCCTCATCCTTGGTCGCAAGTAGAACCCTTCGTAGCTTCCTCTTTTGAGAGGTAGTCAATTCATGAATTACCGAGCGAAGTTCCTGTTTGTGACTATCTTCCATCGGTGCCCATCGCCCCGCTGCCCTGTTGCTTGTCGTGGACCCATTGGTTCGCGCACAGTTCCGAGCAAAAGAAGATTGAACGTCCCAGGCCCGGCCTCTGTTCGTCCTTGATATACATGGTTTTCACCCACCAGGGCATGTCGTTGGGACGTTTACCGCTTACATCCTTTTTGCAATGTTCGCAGCGAATGTTTTTCTGATTGTTGATTCGTTCGTTGATGATGTGCGAACCTTCTTCCCAAATTCGTTGCAGGTCAGTCAGATACTCAAGCGACTTTTCGATGCGAAGATCGTGGAAGGGCCTGATCCAATCCTCACGGTCCTGTTTGACTTGCTCCCACCGTATTTGGACGGCCTTGCGCCGGACTTCGGAGATATGATCGGTTTTCGCCTCGATTTCGGCGGACAGAATGGATTCCTCGGTTGTTTCCTTGCCCTGCAAGCCTTCTTTTAACTTTTCCACTACGCCCATGTTACCTCCGCGCTCGCGCTCCACCACCGACGAAACCTCCAAGTAGCGCCATCGTATGATCGGTCATGTCCTGCATCATCGCAGGGGTTAACTGTACTCCGAATTTCTCCAGCCGAAAACGCAATTCCTCGAATTCTTCCTTGCAAACAGTTACGACTGTTTCTTCAAGATTCAGGTGTGATTGTTCCTGACGGGGAGTGTTGGGGATTTGGACTTCCGGCGGATCGGGAAGGTAGTCTACCTTGACGGTTTCGCGCGGAGGATCGGGAATATCGGGATTGATGCCGAATTGCTCCATGAGTTCCTTGCGTGCTTTGAGGGCTGGCCTTCGTTCGTGTTCGGTCACGTAAAGTAGACGGGCTTTTTCTCCCGCGCTCTCCTTGCTTCGGCCTGCTTGCGAAGTTTTTCTTCCTCGGCCCGAAGTTTACCATGCTTGATGGATTTTGGTTTGGAACATACCCACAGAAGCTCACACGTGCCACATCGAAACGTCCAGCCATCCTCATTCTCGGAAAGAAGTTTGAGGTCACTACGTTCACAGCCTCGCTTCTTTGTATAATTGGGGCATTTCGGAAACTCAGGCAACCTTTTGGTACTCCTTAATCCGTTTGGGTATGTCGTTCCGGACGTAAGCCCCTTTTTGTTGCCACTTCCACCAGCAGATGTAACCTTTGTCGGTATGTCGAAAGGGCATGGGAGTTCTGCCAGACAGCTTACATCCGATCACGTAGGATTCGTACTGCTTCCGGCAATGGTCGAGAACGATCTTATGATGCTCCTCGGAAAGATTGGTAAACAGTCCACGGCCAATATCGAATAGTAGATGCCTGACGAATCGTCCATAAGCCCTTGACTTGTGCATATTTTCGACGACCCCAAGCTTGGTCGGAAGCAGAACCCAATCATCGACAGGGAGTTGCGCGGCGAGAGCGGCTTTCGACATCACGAGGAGAGAGTAAACCCTACCAAGATGGTTGTCAAAGAAATTCATTGCAAAGCATCTTTGATTGTGTAGAATCGGAAACCATAATGCTGACGAAAGAACAAATCATCAAGGAACACTACCAGGAAGTAGGTCGGAAGGGCGGCCAATCCACCAGCAAGGCGAAAAAGGAAGCCGCCCTTGCCAATCTAGAAAAGGCCCTGCAAAAACGATGGAAGAAGAAAATCAGGCTCCGAAAGATTAAACCCGAATGAGAATCTGTGTATGTGGACTAGGGAAAGTAGGCAAGCCAATTCTGGACATGCTCCGGATGAAGGGTTTCCGGGCAGTCGGATATGACCATAATCCCGAATTGACCGAAGTTTCACTGGAACAGGCCGTTAAATCCTCTGACGCTTGCATTTTCATCGTCCAAACTCCATCTCTACCAGATGGATCATTCTCAAATGATTATTTAGAAGCGGCACTCAAAGCTTTCTCCCTACTTGCTCCGAAAGACTACCTCTACATTGTGACCAGCACGACGGTGCCGGGAAGCTGCGACCAGTTCCGGGAGATCGTCGGGGACAACATCTGCTATAAACCGGAGTTCATTCGACTCGAATATGTCCGACAGGATTTACTTACTCCTTCATTTATTTTAATCGGCGAAGGATGTAAGGACGCCGGGGATCGGTGCGAAGCTATCTTCCGGAAAGTCTCGAAAGTCCCGGTAAAGCGAATGTCCTTGGTCGAAGCGGAATTAGCCAAGATCACACTGAACTGCGCCCTGACTATGAAAATATCGCTCGCTAATCAGTTACACCTTGTCGCACAGAAACTCGGTGCCAATTCGCAAAAGATTATGGAAGCGGTGGGCTGTGATCCTCGGATCAATTACGAGTATCTTGTTCCAGGCCATCCCTACTCCGGTCCCTGCCTGCCGAGAGACAACTCCATGTTTCAGTTCGTAGCTCAATCGGTCGGAATAAAGGCTTGGCTATCGGAAGCTGCCGATAAAATCAATGAGGCTCTATGAGTGAATACGCCACACCTTCCGAGATCGAAGCGTATTGGGATCGGGTTCCGTGCGGCTCACTCCATCCCGATCCGACATGGCAGCGGTACTTTGTTCAACCGCACATCAAAAGATTTGCCGAATTCTGGAAATGGAAAAACAA